CGTTCTTACTAACTTTCTTTAGGTAATCTCTTGCTGCTTTTCTTATTGTTACGGATAAATTGTTGTTCTTCTTGCTGACTATGTTGCCCTTTATTACAAATCGTATGCTTACAGAGCCGTTCCCCAGTTTGGTTTCCTTGAACGGTGGTATTGGTGTTCCCTGTATTGATATAAACCGCTTAGTCATCTGTGAGTGAAATACTTGTATTACTTATTCATTCGCGAACACCTTTCTTCAAAAGAAACAAGCCAATCTCTACATAAAGCCATCTTTTGTCTTATGGCATCTATATCATCATCATTCCTTTCTATTGTTATTGCATATACTCTTTGGTGGGCTGGTATGTCGTCAAAATTCATGTTTTTTCTTATGTGTTCTATCCTTTTGCTTACATATTCATGCGGAAGGTTCAACCCCTTTATTCTTGACAAATATATGTTTACCTGCTGTGTTACAATATCGGGGTGGTAAGATGTGCAACAATGTATCAAAGTTCCCCTTTTAGCACCCGTAATACTTAAATACCCCTGCATTTGCCAATAATACAATGATTCTTCTTGGGCGTTGTCTATGAAGTCTAAAAAGGTTTCATAGTTGCTTGCCGTCTTTATCTCGTATATATGCTTGGCTTTTTTAATACTGCTGCCAGAATAGGCATCTATTCTACCCTTTATATGGTCGTTTGATATTGTGTCTTTGTAAACCTTAGGTTTTATACCTAAAACCTCTGAAGCCAATTTAAGGGAATCCCTTTCAGAAACAACACCATTAACCAAATGTGGTATGTTTTCTTTGCCCAATAAAGCCTGTTTCCCGTATTTTTCTCTTGAATATATCCTTTTTAGTACAGTTTCATTAGCTTTACATAATAGAACCGATTTCCCATCTGCATCTTCTCTCTTTGAAAATTTCTCGTAGTTATCCAAATCCGTTTTAGTCAGCTTAATACCATTGTATATTTTAGCCTTTATCTTCGCAAACTGCATCTTTTGTGCATCATTCAATGGCTTATTTTCTCTGCCATTTGACATAAGTTGCGGCAAATCAGAGCAATTAAATTTTAATTCACTAAAGTTCATTTGTTAATTGTTTCATGGTGAAACTATTTGTTTGTCCTGCTATTTCATCTACCATTTTCTTAGCTACAGACATTGCTTGTTCAGTTGTCTTGAAATCTTGACCAGTATTGTCCCTGAACCAAAAAGATACATTATTATCTCTCGAAGCGGATGTATATACAATACCGTTTTCATCCTTTTGAGCTATCAGCTTGTACCCCTTGTATGTTTCTTCAATTCTGTTTGTCATTTGTTTTCTTTTTGGTCTTACGTTCCCTTTCTTTCAAGGCTCTTTCAAGTAGGACTTCTACTGTATTAGACAATGACCTGCTTTCTTTCTCTTGTACCTGACGTATCTTTTCGTAGGTTTCAGTGGTTACGGTTGCACTTACTTGTGGCATATTTGATAATTATTTTACACAAATATAAGTGAAATAATAATACAAAACAAAAACCCGTCTAAATTGACGGGTTTTCAGTTAGTGTTGGGTTTTTAAAGCATATTCCATGTTTCGTCCATGTTAAGTACACCATCGGCTCTAAAGCTATCGTCTTGGAGTGTTACGTTTCTTTTGGAAAACATCTTGTGTCTTTCGTCTGAAAAAATCTTAACAGCCATTTTCTTGGCTTCTTCTTCGTTTTCTGCTTTTAAATCAACACACACGATTGATTTGTAGCCGATTGTTACTTGGTAGTTTTTCTTTGCCATGTTTTTTTATGTTTTAGTTTAATTCTAAGTGTATATCTTCTGTTGGATTAGTTTGTGGCGGAATCTAGTTAAGGTTAAAATCATCTTCATCTTCCATTTCTTCTAGGCTGTCTGCTGCTGACCTAAGTGCTGCTATGACTGAATCTCTGTCAAAGTTATGGACGTGAAAATACTTCCAAAGGTCTCCAACCTCTTGCTCAAAGATAATCAATGAAAAATGGCTGTCGTCTGCTAGTTCATCTGAAATTATCTGCTTTATGCGTTCTACTTTGTTTTGTGTGTTCATTTGGTTTGTTTTATTAGCTGTGATAGTATCATTTGATGTTATTTTTTTCTTCTTTTGGGTGGGGTGTTGATTAGGTTTTGTATTAAGTCGTAGTGGGTGGATAGTTTTATGTAGGGGGTGTCGTTGTAGTAGATAAGGTATTCGTTTACTGTTTCTACTTTGGGGGTGGACTTCTTTTGGTTTCTGTACCAATCAAGCATTTGCTTTAGTTCGGTTACCTTGTATTTTTCACCTTTAATAACAATACATAGTGATGAATCAATGTAATACATTAGTGTTGGTCTGTATTCCTTTAAGGAGAGGGTTGGTTCCTGACTAAAAGAAATAAACGAAATGAATACAAGAATAGCTGTTAATAGTGTCTTTTTCATTGTTTTAGTTTTTTGTAATTTGTATGTATTTCTGTTCTGTGTAAAAGTAGTTGCCAAACCTTCGCATCCAATGTCTTTCATACTTGCCTACCAATCTTCTTTTTAGCAGCCAATTTTTAAGAGCCTTTTTACGCATTGTTTAATATTTTGTTCTTTGTAATTGTAGTGTCAACAGTTTGACATAATCATCAATCGTATAAAATACGCCCCTTACAAATACCCCAACTTTGGGCATCATTGATTCGGGAGTTGGTATGTAATATCCTACAACTTCCCCCATCATTCCATATTTCGCGTATATCATAACTTGTTTTTAATAATGGGCGGGTGCTGGTGTCCCGAATAGTATGATGTTAAGGTTTTCAAGTTCTGTTTGCAGTTGGGTATGTTCCGCCCACCAATAATTGTTTCTACACTTCTTCATTCTGTCTAATACTTGTATTCTTCTTTTTTGGGCTTGTAAGGGGGTTAAAGGGGGCGGTTGTAGGCTATTCATGATTATCCTTGTTTATATCAATGAAGTTGATTATCCCTATTACGCAATATACAATAAGAATAAACCCAATAACAAACAAAAATAAGCCAGATAAAAAAATAGAATCATTATCTGAATATTTTACAAGTACGTTGTGGACGTACTTGTAAACATAAAAAACTAAAGCAAGTATCGAAATATACATCATTAAAACCATACCCGATACAACAGCCGTTATAAACTTATTCATTGGTTTTCGTTTAGCGCTTTGATTAATGCGTCTGCTATAAATGCAGCTTCTTTGCCAATAAAATCATAGTTTTCAGCATCGTGGTTGCCTTCAATCTCACCATTAAAAATGCTTTTATTTGCCAACATCCCCTGCATAGCCCGTGCTGCAAAGTATTCACGTTTGGTTAAGCCTTCGTTGTATTTAACATTGCTATCCATAAAGTGGATTGGGTCTTTTGCGTTTGTCATAGTGCTAATTGTTTTTGATTATGTGTTTTATGTTTTTCTTCGATGATTTGCAAGTATTCTCTTGCTTTTTCTACTTTTTGTTTGGCTTTTTGGATGGCTTCATCATCTCTTTTTACTGAAAATATGAGTATTTTTTCGCTAAGGGGGATGTCATCAAAGTTGTGAAGCAGCTTTAATTGGCTTTCTGCTTCTTTAAATTCGGGGGATTCTTCTGAAACCACGTCTAAACGCTTCAATAAAGCCCATTTTTCGCCCTCATACAGAGTTTCGGGGGTATTTGATAGCACATAAGCTACACGGGCTACATTCGCCCCTGATAAGTCCATATAAGCCTGTAATTGCCACCAATAAATAGGGTTATTTTTCTTTAAATCATCATCTTCAAGGTTTGCTATGAAGGTTTCAAGGGTTTCGGGGGACTTTATATCCCAAATTACGTCTGCATTGGTTGGTGATTCGCCCTCGTAAATATCATATTCACCTGTAAAATGGCTGTTTGTTACCCTTTCTGTGTTCTTTTTAAGGAATTTGTTAAGGTAAAGGGACAAGTTGGTGATTGATTCTTCTTCTACAAGTTTCCCCTTTAAGATACCCTTAGTATTAATATCATAAAACCTTTTGTATTTTAATTGGGTATATACTTTATATAGGTAGGACTTGGCGGTTGCTGACAACTCCCCACTATCTTTTGCCGCTTTATCTCTAGGTTCAACCATAATCAACCCCAAAGCAGATGCACGTATTAATGTTTGTGAAAAGTCCATTATAGCTTTATTCTTTTGAAAGTTCTTTTACTTTGTTCATGTATAGGTCGTAGGTTTCTTTATCTCCTACTTGTATGTGCTGCTTGTGTTGTGCTAGTGATTCTAGGGTGGTTGACTTTTCGATAAGTTCACGTAGTCTTTTTATTTCGGGGGCGACCTTTGCGGGTTCGTCTGTTACCGTAAACTGAAATTCATCTAGTGTTCTGTTTAATTCACCACCAAAGAAAGCACCTAATTGTTTAAAGGCGTGTTTCTTAGCAGATGCAATGGTTTTTGCCGTGAGAAGGGGAAGATAATGAATACCCGAAGCGAACTCCGAAGCAACCCCCTGCAAATATTCATCGCTATTATCAAGTGTTTTATACTTGACCGTGATGGTTGTAGTTACCGCTACTTTGCCTTTTTCATGTGTAATATCGGGGGTGTAGATGTTTTTGATTCTCCAATCCCCGTATATCCTATAAGCAGCTTGTTCAAGTATCTGAATGGGAATAGTATAGAACCTTTGTTCAGCATCCAATAATGAAGGGTATTCTACCAACCATTCTTGTGGTGGGGGTGTTTCCCTGATATAAGCGTTTGCATCGTTGGTTAACCCCTCTTTTACAAGTCTTTTAATAAACTCAAAGTGGGGTTCACCGTATGCTAAAGCATCTGATAATGTCATCGTAGTAGTTTAAGTTTTTCAAGTGTTCTATCAAGCAGTAGTTGGTAGCCATCAAGGTCTTTATACCTTTCAAGGTAGTATTCTATAATAACCTTGCACCCGTCTATATCAAATTCTGTTTTACAGGATTCAATAACAGTCATAGTCCACCCTAAAGCCTGTTCTTTTGTTGCTGACATTTATTTTTTGTTTGTGGTAGTATCATTCAACTGAACATTTACCTGTGATACTATTTCGTTTGCAAACTTTGTTAGGCTATCTGCAAGTGGGTTAACTGATTTAGCGGGTAGGTCGCTTTGTTTAAGGGCGGCAGATGCAGCTTGCAAAACCTGAACCTTAGTAGCCCAATCTTTTACTTCATACTTTACAACATACTGCTTTTCGGCTACAAATGATAAACCAATAATAACAGCAAATACTAATAATGTTTTTTTCATATAATGATTCATGTTTTTGTACCCAACAAAATTAGGCAACATTCTCCCTTGTTCAAATTAAAATCTCCTTAAAAAAGTAAAACCCCCGAATAAGAATAAACGGGGGAGAAAACATGAAAAAAGTATTGCACCAGAAAGCATTACAAACATAACAAAAAAATAGGGGAATGTAGAAACATCCCCCGTAATTCTTAACCAAAAAATCCTGCACCTATGAGAAAATCAAAATCACCCAAAATTAAAAATGTAGTTGGTGGTAGGATTGGCAGCCAATTCCGCCGTTTACCTACATGATAAAACCCTACCAACATGGCTAGTGTTGATCTACGATCACGTCTTGCCAGACTACAAGCTCAACAGAGTTTTACCTACTTGTTAGCGTCTAATTCCGCCACACCAACTACAAAGAACTTTATGCGGAGATTATCATATTTATTCTCCGCATTTTTAGTGAACGGGGCAGGACTCGAACCTGCAAGGAAGCATTGTCACGATTTACGTATCTTCCTAAGATTCATAGCGTCTACCAATTCCGCCACCCGTTCAAAAAGAATAGCTTAACCATTCTCCAAGTGCAAATATATAACAACATTCACCCCACTTCCAATTAAAAATACCTTAAAAAAACTTGTCAGGTTATACCCTTACAAACACCACGCAAATGTCAGGGTATAGCCTTACAAATCTTTTAGCTTTAGCTTAATATCCTTTTTACTGTTGCCGATATAAGTAAATTCAACAAACACCCTCAAGGAAAACAAATCCAACCCAACCATTAAATACTTGAATATCCTGTTTGGTTTACCAATAATACCCACCCCGATAGTTGGGCGAACCCAAATTGCCAAAGAATATCTACCCCAAGAATCCTTACTGCAAACAGAAAAAGACACCCTTCTCAAAAGCGTAATCTTAGGTAGATTAACCCCCTTGTTAAAATAAACCCTACCCCTTATTAACGACATAAAACGTACATTTTTTACCCCACAAAATTACATAACCCCCTGATAACCACACCTTAAATAAACCTTAAAAATCACCCTACCCCATTTATACAAAAAATACACCACCCGCAAACGCACAGGGGTGGCCTTATATTTTGGGGTGGGGTCGGTTTTAGGGGTTTCGCCATTAGCAACCCGAGTACTGGCGATTTTTTGAGGATTGCCTGTAGCTGTGTGGATTGATTGCCGTTGTGGTGTTGTGGGGCTTTGGGGCTAAAGGGCTTGCCTGTGTTGGGTTGTGGGCTGTGTGGTGGCTCTGTATGGTGGGGGTTGCTGGCTGGTTTGCTTTGTTGTTTGGTGGGGTTTGAATTGGTTGCGCTCCCTCTGTTTGTGGTGTGGGGGTGTATTGTAGGGGGGGGGGGATTTTAATATAGGGGTAACGAAGAGTTATTTGTGTCGATGCTAAAAATAACTACATTTGCATAAATAAATCTAAAAATATCTAAAATATGGATTGTATTGAAAAATTAAGGTCTGAAATTGAAAAAGGGTTCACAAAGACGTTTCTTGAAAAGCAAATCGGCTTGCCCAAAAACTCCCTTGCAAGTTATTTAACGGGGGTTAAAAAAATGACTAAAGCAAATGAAGCAAGGGTGGTTAAATTTTTTGAGCAAAACCCCAACTTGGATATTTTAGTTATGCCTAGAAGGACTAGGGGGTTATCAATCAATTTGTCATTAGAAGATGAATTTAGAAGCAACCCGCTAATTAATGCCGCAAGGGGCAGGGATGAAAATGGCATCAATAATGACGAATTGAGGCAAAATAAGCCCCGACAAGCCCAAAAACCCCAAATGGCAATACAAGTACCCAAAAAAGAAGAAAAGCCCGTAGAACCGATTAAAATAGCAAAACCCGAAAGAATGAAGGGGGAAAGTGGTTTGGATTATTCTATTAGGCTGCATGAGTGGCAAGAAAAAATGAACCAACTACCTATATAACCAAACTTTTAATCCTATTTTAACAACTAAATTTAGTTATTGTGGGTATATTTGTATGATTAAAAACTAAAAACATGAAAGGAATATACATTACGGAAGAAGGTAAGAAAGAACTTGAAGTCAAGATAGCTGAACTTGAAATTTTAAAGGAAGATTGTGAGGATTGTATATGGAGGGAATATAATAGTTCACAGGTAACCTACCAAGAAATCCTATCATCAGCAATAGTATTACCTGTAGAAAAAAGTTGGATTGAAGTTTGTAGCGATTATGATGACACTTCTGATTTTTTTAAAAAATGCTACCCAAACGGATTAGTCATTCAACCTAAATAAAAAGTAATAACACATGGAAAAAGTATTGCGACTTACGATAAAAAAGAAGTGGTTTGACATGATTGCTTCTGGAGAAAAAAAAGAGGAATATCGTGAGTTTAAGAAGTATTGGATTAATAGACTTTGTACAGACCTTTCATTTAAGAAATATGACTTTATTGAATTTAAAAACGGTTACGGCAAAAATGCGCCAACAATGCTTGTCGAATTTAATGGCTTAAGAATAGGTGAAGCAAAGCCTGAATGGTCTGATAATTGGCAAGGGGATGTGTTTATTATTTCACTTGGTAAAATTGTAAAGAATGAGAGTATTGCAAAACAACCTTAAACCTGCTACGCATTTTATTGAGGTGTATAAAATTTATCAAGAAACATTTAATTCAGGAACACCTTGCGATATAGGGTTTATTGATGATGCTATAAAATGTACAGAAGAATTGGATGACTGCAAAACCATCGCCATCTTCAAAATCCGTGCAAAAGATTAAACTAAAAACAAACAATAAAAAATGGAACAATTAGTATTAGATGCTTTAAAAAAGCAAGTAGAAGAAGGCAAAAGTAAGACTTCCTTAGAAAAGGAAATTGGTTTACCTAAGAACAGTTTATGTAATGTGTTAAAGGGGCGAACTAAATTATCTAAGGCTTCTTTGGAAAAATGTAAAGCACACTTTAACTTAAAAGAAGAAAGTAATGAAGAAGAAGGTAATTGATTTTTTACAGTTTGCTTTTGTGGTGGTTTTATTGGTGGGGTTATTTGGGTGGACATTCACCCGCCACATGGAAAGGAACAAACCACAAGAAGAAGGTGTATTTATCTTCATAGAGGGGAAACACTACGAGTTAGTCTTTGATGATTACGACAACCCCTTTATCAAACAAACATTCAACAACCAAACCCTTTACATACCCTACCCATTTGAAATGGAAGAAATAGAAGATGTAGAGGAATTTAAACCTAAAAAATAATGGGAGCAGAAGAAATAACAGGTAGGCTTGTTTTTTATTTTGTTGTGTTTTTGGGGGTAGTGGCGGGTACTGTTTTATTTTTTATTATTCGTTCAAAAGCAGATATAGATAAAGATGAAGAAGTACCACAAAAAGACTGATTATGTTAGGTTGTATAGGTCTTGGTGTAAGGACTTGGGCGAACCTTGTAGAAAAGATGTAGATATGCTACCAACCCCCACCCTAATAGACCTAATAGACAAACTACTTATAAAGCACGACTGCTTACCTTTTGATACAGAAGAAAAAGAATCTTTAATAAAAAACATGAATGAAAATGAGTAAAAAACAATCATCAGTAGATTATCTTTTTGATAAGCTATGGGAAACACCAAAGGATAAGATAAATTGGTTCAATATTCTTATGGATGCTAAGGGAAAGCACGAAAGCGAAATAATTGATGCTTTTGGTGTTGGATGCCATCACGAATCTAAAAGGCTTGTAGGATATAGAGATACTGCACAACAATACTACAATGAAAATTTTAACCAATGAGTAAATATTATCAAGTATGGTTTGAAGCAGTTAAGGGCGAAGGTGTAAAGCACGAATACGACCTTTGGGAAGATGTAAAAAACACAACCCACATTAAAGACGTAAACTCAAAAGTAATAAACGCTAAAATGGTAGAAGATGGTAACGGACTATCAATTACCCTCGAAGGAAGAAAGCCTATTAAAATAGACTATTCAGAAGCCCAACTTATTTTCCTACTATTATCCACAAACGACACGGTAAAATATAAATTTAAAGAAGTTACTGATTCACATGAAGTAAATTCCGTATCTTTGTTTTAGCACTCTTGCGTACTAACCTACCAATATAAACCATCAGTTGAAAAGCTGGTGGTTTTTTGTTACCTTTGCCACCCTAAAATCAATGTAATTATGTTTTGGATTATTTATTTGTTGGGGATGGTATTATTCCCCCTTTATTGTGCTTATAGAGTAAAAACAGGAAAGATAACCGTAGAGGTAGATGGTTTGTTGGGGGTTGCTTACTCCCTTGTGTGGCCTGTATTTCTTTTAGCAATGATTGTTCGTAAATTTAAAAGCCCCAATTAAGGGGCTTCTTTATTAAGTCAGCTAAACTACCTTGTCCGATATTGCTCTTGGGTATCTTCCGACCCTCGGAAGGTTGATTTGGATTTACGCATTTGGATTGCTACCGCAGCCATGTAGTTCGCACCCGCTATCAGCTAACTGACTTAATATTTTGAATCATTTAAAGACAATGTTAGTTTAGCATACTTTGAATCACCGTCAATGATGTTTTTTATTTGGTGCATTAGTCTAAAAAAGTCAAATCTATTTTCATAAGACCTTATATGTGCATCGGGAAATTTTGTTTTGCTAAAATAAAAAATTGCGGCATCTCTTTTTGTTTCAAAATTATTTTTAATAGAATCTTTTTCTAATAAATATTGTTCGTATATCCAAGTTGCGACACCTCTGACTGGTTTACTAAAGCAAGCGTTAATTGTTTGAATTGGGTCAACCCCAACAGAATCGGGGTAGCAAGTTGGCATTATTTTTAATTCATTCATGTATAAAACAAAAACCTTAACCCCATCTATATAAACATATCCAACCGTATAAGATGCACTTTTGCAAAAAAGACCAACAAAATTACTATGTAAAGCAAAGTAATCTTCATCCGATATTGTTAAAAAGTATCTTTCAAATAACCTTTTTTGAAAATGTAATTTATATTCTTCTAATGTTTTCATAATTTGCATTTCGCGAAATGACTAATAGCATTCTAAATTAAAAATCAAATCGCCCCCATTTAGCTTCCAAACGGACTTACACGTATTACTTAATCCATCAGATGTTTCAATCCACACTTCATTATCTTCTCCCTGTTCGTTTTGTTCAGGCCAGTCTTTAATAAATTCTTTTAGCTGCTTTACGGTTATACAATTTTCATTCTTTATCATAACTTATAATTTTCTTACTGCATAATACCTATCATTAATAGCCTTTATTCTTTTTTTGGGTATTCTGTTTCTAAAGACGGTTTCCACCCACACCCCTAAAAAAGCTGCCACCTGTGCTACATTCTCAAACCTTTGTGCTTTAGCCCTTCTTTCTTCTATATTTTCTATTGATAGGTCATATACTATGTGGGGGACATGAATGTCTAATTCTCTAAAATCTGGTTGCTGTATGGCTTTAATTGGTTCGGGTTTAGGTTGGGCTTTTACTTTCATTTGTAAAATATTTTTTTTCGGAAACAAAAATACAAGACTTTCCGATATAGAAATTAAAACATATTGGTTGTCAAACAGTTAAGCACTATTTCGTACATATATCAGTTAGCCGCAATAAACGACCAACTCTTTAAATTGTTTAAGGTTTATATAATCCTGCTTTACCCAAGTATAAATTAACCTTAAACATTCTTCTTTTGAAAGTTTAGACAATTTCTCTTTACAATCCTCAATTTTATAATCTACCATAAAATTACTGCGGCTAACATTGGTTTTGCAATAGTGGGGTCTGACGTGCAAAATTCAACATTAGTACCTTGATTAAGCATTAGTAATAAATTCAACTTTTCGGCTTCGATTTCCCCACCATCGCAAAGCCGCAAAACGTCACACAGCTTCAATTTGTTTTTGTTCTGTAATACCTAATATGTCTTGGATTATTGATTCCATTTTGTAAACTATTTCTGTGTATTGAGGGTCGTTTGTTTCAAGCATATCAATTACCGAATTGTAGGCGTGTACCATTGTTGAATGGTCGAACTTTCTACGTTTACATTGTTCACCCAACTTAATACCAATCTCTTGCAAGGTTAATGTAGTGTACTCTCTAAGAAAATATACAAGGGTGTACCTTGCTAAGATTGTTTCATCTTTTCTGTTCCTTTCTTTCCATTCAGGGTGTTGCTCGTTGTAAATCTTTAATACAATGTCGTAATCACTTTTGGGTCTATTCTCTCGTCTTTGATAGTTGGATAAAAGTGAAATAGACTTTACAAGGTGCATGATAAGTCTTTTAAATTCATGCGGCTTTAGCATACCTGCATCATTACCGCAAAGATTAGCGGCAGCATGAATGTACCTTGTTGCAATTTCTAAATCATCTGGCTTTAAACTTAATCTTCTCATTTAAATTTACTTTGGTATAGTTGTAGTTTCTGTCTGTATTCTAGTAGTAGTTCTTTTAGTTCTGTTCGGGTGAATTTATGTACGGTGTTTGCTTGTTCGTGTAACCATTCTGTAATACCACCTTTTTCTTTTTCAAGTCTTTCAGCAAAGATAGTAAGATTTCCTTGTTTGTATTCATTGCAAGTTTTACATTGTGGTCTTAAATTATCTGTTAAGAATCTTGTTGCCATGTGCAAACGGGGTATAAAGTGCCCGCACTGTATATGGGATATGGGATGTTTCGCATCGCAAGTAAAACATTCTACCAACCCATCTTTCCCCGCATACTTAAACCTTATCATCCTACTTGTTACTTCATCTAAGTCGTCTATTAGTGTTTGTAAGTCATCTTCTTCTTGAATAAATCTTGTTGATACTTTTTTTTCTTTCTTATCTGTTCGGTAGTATTGGTGAATCTTACAATAACCCTTACCCCAAACATTATTATTACAACCAATTACTTGACATTGTTTTGGCATTTCAAATATTTATAAAACTTCAAATTCTGTAGTTACGGTTTTTCTTACATTTACCAATGTAGCCTTTTTAAGCATACCGTATTCGGGGTTATATCTATTAGTGTTTGCGGGGTTCCATGTCATATCTGTTGGTTCTTTACAATATCTTGGGTCGCTTATTTCTGCATTATCAAAATCAACAAAGCCCTTACTTGGTGAATCCCCATAATTATGCTCAAACCCCCAAAATTTACCATTATACATTGCGGCAACACCTTCTATTACTTCTACCTTTTTCATTATTTATTTTTTACAGTTATTCTAATTTCTTCTTGATTAGGTAATGTTTGTACGGTTACGGGGAGGTTACCTAATAATTCAACCAATTTGTCTTTTACTTTCTCTAATAAAACACCCGTAGTAAATATGTAAATGTAGTTGTAGATAAGACCTTTCGGTTCTAGTAACGCCCCCATACCTAACCCCTTAACTTCCGCCCCCCTTAATAACAAATAAGCATCATACAATACTACATCTATATAACCACCCTTAAATGGTACAAGTTCTTTTTTCATTACTAAATTTTTGAACGTAACTTATCAATAAAATCACACAGTTCTATAAATTCATTATAATCAAGATACATTTCAGATACAACTTCACTATCAGCATCAACTTTCATCAACCTAACAATAGATGATGTGCTATAATGAATAAACTCAAAACTACCGTTTTCACTTTCTGAAGTAAATAATTGCAACCATTTTTCCATAAACACAAAATTAACCAACCAACCAACCACCACAAATTAAAACTACCTTAAAAAATATTTTTTTGTTTTTCGTATGTGTTTTTTATTATTTTTGCGATACAGTTCATCACCTTTGTGATTTAGTAAAAGCTGCCGACACAGCTAACATAAAACTTATTTGAACCTGTATGGGGGCGGCTGTCGGGCCAAACCCGTACAGGTTATTTTTTGTATGAAAACGCATTTGATAAAAGGTACACGGAATTATTTTATTTCATCAAATGGTTATGTCTTTAAGGTGGAAAAGGGTAAAGAGATTAGGTGTAAAGCTAGGTTAACACCTAAATCTAAAGAGGTTAGAGTTTTTGTTAATGGTAAGGACTGTAATCTATTATATTTGATGATAGAGTATTTTTTTGGGGAAATAAAGCCAACAGATAGTATAAAGTTCAAGATTAATAAAAATTTAGAGATTAGTTACAATTCTATTAGGATTAGGTCGGCTATTGGGAATGATAAACTTTCAGCACACGAAGAAAAACTGCTTTTTGATTTTAATTGTCATATTAAAGCCACATCTGCTAATGCTAGGGCTATGGATAAAATAACTGGTATAGAAGTTTTTAAGGTGTTACAAATTTCTGATTTTAGATGCGTTTACTGTGGTTGTCAATTACATCCAAAAACCTTTCACTTAGACCACTTTCAAAGTTTACATAAGGGTGGAAAGAATAGGTTTAGAAACTTAGTTGCAAGCTGCAATATTTGTAACTTAATGAAGGGTGCTATGGATGGAAATGAATTTTATGCAATGTGCAAGAAAATAGTTAGTAAATATCTTTATGCAAATAATTTACCAATTGAAAGTCAATAAATTATGAAAAAATTAGTAAAAAATTTAAAACAACAGACAAATGCCTAAAAAAGACGCTTTTTATTTCCCACACGATTACAATGCCGCTAACGATGTAAAATGCCTTTTTCTTAGGCAGCAACTTGGTATGGAAGGGTATGGTATTTTTTGGTTTTTGGTTGAACAATTAGCTAATTCAGGTGGTAAATTGCCGTTGCAAATTATTCCCGTTTTAGCCATGCAAATGCAGGTTCCAGAGGTGAAAGTAACTGCTGTTATTAAGCAATTTGGTCTTTTTGAGGTAGAAGAAAATGAGATTTTCTTTAGTAATAGACTAAATGCGCATCTGTTTGAAAGAGAGCAAATTAGATTAAGAAATTCAGATAAAGGAAAGAAAAGTGGCGAAAAAAGAGCAGCAATGGTTCAACAACGGTTAAACAACGGTTCAACTGCGGATGAACAAAGGAAAGGAAAGGAAACTAAAGGAAATGAAAAGAAAGTAAAAGAAAGTAAAGAAAAGGAAACTAAAGAAAAAACGGTAAACGGAATTTTGGAAGAATCATGGATTAATGCACAAAGAATCCTAAAAGACGACAAACCCTACATTGAAGCCATAGCCATGAAACACAGGGTTGAGTTTAAACAAATTCAAGTTAGGCTCAATGCTTTCCTGAAAAGATTAGACGAAACCCTAGATTGGAAAGATGTGCCCGCTTTAAAACGGCACTTTTCAAATTCACTAAACAAACACGGTGTAGCTGTTCCTGATTTTAGTTCGGGGGATGTTGGCAGAAAAACAGCGATAGTAGAACCGCCCATGACAATGACGAAAGAGGAAATGATGTACGGGTGGGATGAACCGCCAAAGGATGAATACGATTACTCGAATATTAGTTGGGATTAACCACCCGAAAAAAGTAAAACATGAAGTTTTCAGAAATCATAATTCAGGAAGGCAAAAAAATAACCCCAAATTTTAGTTTAGACGCTAATAATTTGAGAAAAAACTACCAAACGGTGTATGAGGGGTTTAAGAATAGCTTTATTTGCCCCTTAGAGTGCCCAAAAAAGGGCTTTCTCCATGTTGGTGGGGTAGGAGTAGGAAAGACAATTTTGATGCGAATTTTCCAGCGTATAATGCGAAATACGGAAAGACGGTTTAAATGGCTTTCTGCCTATGAGTTAAAAGACCTTTTGGAAACAGAGGGGGTTGCTTGGGTAAAAAAGCATTACGGAAGGGATTTAAAACAAGATTTGTACATTGACGATATAGGGGTTACTTCATCCGATTACATGAAGTATGGAAACACAACTAACATTTTAGCGGAACTGCTACTTGAACGGTACGATTTGTTTATTAGCGAGGGGTACTTAACCCACCTTTCCACTAACCTACCACCCCGCCACAATGATGCAAAAGTTCCTACTTTAGAAAAAATTTTAACAGCAAGGGTGATGGATAGAGTTCGTGAAATGTGCCAAATCATTACTTTTGAGGGTGGAAGCCTTCGTAAATAACCTGTAGAAAACATGACTAAGACCAAGAAAAAAGACGATTTATCATTGATTTTCGGGAAGGTTCAACCAAATGCGAAGGAATCAGAGAAGTATGTTTTAGGGGTTTGCTTGAACCATCCGAAAGAATATCTTACAGCCGTAAAAGAAATTTTAAAGCCTGAAGATTTTTACGTTTCCGAAAATGCTATTATTTACGAAGCGGTTGTAGAAATTTCAGAAAAAACAGTACCCGATATTAGGCTTGTTATGGAACATTTAAAATCGGGTGAAAAATTAGAGCAAATTGGCGGGATGCCATTTTTGGTTTCTTTTTTGGAGGTTACCCCAACAGCCACGCCTATTAGGCAACATTGCTTGATAATTAAGCAAAAAAGCCTACAAAGAAAGTTGGTTGAATTTAGTTCAAAAACACTAACTGCCGCAATGGATGATGGTGAAGATGTTTTTGAAACATTAAGATATTCCGAAAACTACCTTTCAGAAATAAACAACGAACTTGCACAAATGAAGGTTACGCCAATAGAAAACGTAGCCGCAAATGTGATTGATAGTTTCTGCGAAAAAGTGTACAAAGCAAGACGTGGTGAGGTAGATGAAAAAGCTGTTTACACAGGAATAAAAGAATGGGATGAAATGAATGGTGCTTTATTTAACGGTTTGTATATTATCGCAGGTCGCCCCGCAATGGGTAAGGGTGTACACCTAACGCAACTGGCAGTAAACATGGGTAAAAGATACAAGATAGGAATTGTGAACGGGGAAATGACAAACGAACAATTACTCATAAGAATTGGGTGTAACTTGAAAGGAATAGATAACTTTTTGTTTAAGAAAAAGCCCGAATATATCAAAGATGAAGATATGGATTTGGTTCGTGAAGCAATGGATGAAGCTATACAATTGAACATAAAACTTGAAGATAAAAGACGAATAGATGTAATTGCAAATAAGATAAGATTGTGGGTTAAACAAGACGGGGTGCAATGTGTATTGGCAGACTTTCTTACCATATTCCAAGTGCCACCCGAACACGAAAGATACATGACCGACAAACAAAAAGTAGATTATGTGTTGAATGTGTTTGTGAATCTTACAAAAGAATTGAAAATACCTATCATTCTTTACGCACAGATGAACCGTGAAATACTAGGCAGGCATGGTAAAAAAGAACCAAACCTTGCAGACTTAAAGCAGTCGGGCAGTATTGAAGAACTTGCCTACCAAGTATCTTTCTTACACCGCCCCGAATATTACGACCCACAAGCAACAGTAGATGAAGATGGTAACGACATAAAAGGTCTTATGTACCAAATAGTAGCAAAACACAGAGATGGTAGAATAGGAAGAATAAAACTTAAAGCCCACCTTGAAAAATCATTATTAACAGAATGGGAAGAAGAAACATTTGACTTTAAAAAAGCAATAGGGACGGCAGAACCACTACCATTCTAAATTAAAATAACCTTAAAACTAAAATACTTGGTTATTTGTATGTAGTGGGAGTAGTAAATTTGATTTATACTTTTAAAATAAACACACAATGCTAAAATTAGAATTAATTGGAAACTTGGGACAAGATGCAGTAGTAAATAATGTTAATGGGAAAACAGTTGTAAATTTCTCGGTAGCAATTACTGAAAAGTGGAAAGGGGTTGGTGGTGAACCTATGGAGAAAACATATTGGGTGTCCTGCGCTTATTGGGCTGAAAAGACTAAAGTAGCAGAATATCTTAAAAAAGGAACATCTGTTTTCTTGGAAGGAACCCCCGAGGCATCCCTTTACACAAACAAACAAGGACAAACTATTCCTCAATTAAAAGTAAGAGTAAGTTACTTGAAACTTTTATCTAAGGGTAATAGTGGTGGAACGCAGCAACAAAATGAGAACGCAAACGATATTACAGAACCAATAGAAAACTTGCCATTTTAAATTAGTATAATATGGAAAAAACATTTAAAGTATTGCCTCCTACTATGCCTAATTTTGTAAGGTTTGAAAAATCTGTTGGTTTAAGACAAGATGGTTTTCAAAAAGATGAAGGGTTTGATATAGCCAACTTTACAAAAGAAGAAGCACAAGATTTTGCAGAGTTAATGTACAGAACTTTTATGGAACATTGGGAGAAACGTAAATTAAAGATTGGTCAAAAATAAACACACAACTATGAGTAAACAGCAAACGGCAGTAGATTGGTTGATTGATACAATGGCAAATTCTGCATCTATGAATCAACCTGAAATAGACAAAGTATTTGAGCAAGCCAAGCAAATGGAACGCCAGCAGATTATTGATGCTTGGCTAGATGGTTTACAGAAAAATGAATTACAAACTCAAATTGCGAAGAAGTATTACGAAAGAATTTATGGAGAATAAAGACAAGAATATTAGTATAAAAGTTACAGTAGAGTATTACATCAAAGATGCTATTAGCGAGTTTGATTTTGTTAATGACTTTTACGAGGACGCATTTAATTGGTACAAATTTATTTCAGATGATTTTAGAGATTCTCCCGAAAACTTTACTGATAATGTAAAAGTGGTTAAAGTAGAAACTTGCAAATAAATGGTTTACGTAGCATCCAACATACTTGCAGCCGATACCGTTCAAGAACTACTTGATGTATTAGATGCTTATTATTTAAGTAAAGAGTGGATAGAGATTAATGGTAGAATCCGCCCCCGTATCATATACCGATTATACGGTAACATGAAAAGAAGAATATACGAAGATAGAAAGGTGGATATTGTATCATTAAGAGAGTTGGTAGAGAAATTAAAAATAAGCAGCCCCGTTACAGAAGAAGAACTTGCAGAGTGGGAGAAAAGATACGGTAAACTACCTAAACTATCCAAAGACAAAGCAGAAGAACTTTGGCAAAAAATAATGGAGAGAATAAATAAAAACAAAGAAAAATGACAGCTTCTTTTGTTTCGGAATTTGATTTGTGGTTAGACCGTAGGTTTGGTGTAGAAAAAATAAACGATTTGTCTTATATATTGTGGTATAATGGAAGTTGGTGTTTTTTAAAAATTAATATTATGCCAAATTCTAAAGATGTAAAAATAATGCCACTTAATATAAATGATAATATAGGCTTGGGAAAAGGAAAGTCAATTAATCTTAGATTTAAAAGAAAAAAAAAATAAAACATGACAGCAACAGCAGCATTAGCAAAATACCTATTAGAAGGTAATGTAGTTTCTATTATGGATGGGTTTAAGTTGTTTGGTATTACAAACGTCCCCCGTGAAATATCAAGAGCTATTGAACAACCATTTAATGTAATAGTAAGCAGAACCCCCAAGAAATTCAAATCCCGTTATGGTAGAAAAGGAGAATACTACGAGTACAGACTTAACTACACCGACTACAACAAAAACGGAATTAAAAAGATGAAAGATTATATTAAAGAAAAATCTACAAAATGAACCGAAAACAAGCCAAGAAAATAAGAAAAGCAGCTAAAGCTATTTCTACACTTTACGGGAACGATGAAGAAAAAGTGTACAAAGAAATGAAGCAGGTTCAAAAGACGCTAACTAAAACCCAAAAGACAAACAATGGCAGAAACAAGTAAAAGTAAACCAAGACGAGAATCGGAGGGATTTTATGAAAAGTTTATCAAAGGGTATGGTATAGATATTGGTGTTGGTCGTATTGATACTTTTGATGGGGCAGACCCAATTTCGGTAGAAAACTGTTTCCACCACGATAAGGACACTTGCGATGCCGTTACTATGGATGTGTTTCAAGATGAAACATTCGACTATGTTTACGCAAGCCACATTTTAGAACACGTAAACTATCCATCAAAAGCCATAAGAAATTGGTATAGAATATGTAAGAAAGGGGGGTACTTAATTATAGCTGTTCCCGATAGAGATAGCTACGAAAGAAAAGAAAGACTGCCAAGCAGATGGAATGAAGATCACAAGTTTTTTATTACCGAAAATGAATCATTCCCTCCTAATACATATTCGCTAAGGGGGTTACTACATGAAGCATTATGGGATTTACCACATGAAATTGTTTACATGAAAACAATAAACACTTGCACCAATAATGAAAATAAAAACGAACACGGAAACGGAGAGTATCAAATAGAAGTGGTAATAAAAAAGCCCCTGTAATAAGGGGCTAATTGTTTTTCAACAAAACGAATTAGGCGTTAGCCAAAGATGCGAGTTGCTGAACAGTCTCTACGGTGTAGTATTGCGGTTGACTCAAAACTTCAAGACCTTGCTTTTTGAGTTCAACGATACCATACAAGCGTACGCCTGCTGCGGTAGTTACTACGCCAGATACCTCACGAAAGATTACAGAAGAAACAGGAAAGCCAAAACGCTGTACGGTAATGTCGCTACTGTTCACTCGGTAAACATTTGGGGTGATTACTGCTGCCATTTGTTACATTTTTTTTGTGATTGAATGATTGTTGACAAGGCTAAAATACTTAAATTTGTATTAAAATAGAAAAAAAACATGAGTAAAGCTATTTCAGTAAGACACTCCTGTAATATTGGCGATTTAATTGCCAGTCTTTGCGGGTTGTATAATCATTGGAAAGAATACGGGAATACTTTTGTCTATTTACAGGAATTAAACGTGGATGGGGTGTATGTAAACAACGCCTACCACCCAACACAAGAAGGCGGCAAACAAGTCATGTGCAACCAAAAAATGTTTGACATGATTAAGCCACTAGTAGAACAGCAACCATACATACGTTCTTTTGAAGAATATACAGGGCAAGAAGTTGTGGTGGATTTTAACAAGATTAGAATAGGAAACCCCGCCAATATCCCGTACACCCCGATTCAAGCATGGTACGGTTTTGTTTTCCCCGACCTGCATTGTGATTTTTCAAAACCGTGGATTAAAGTTCAAAAGCGTGAATTAGAAGAAGGGGTTACTGAAATTAGCGACAAAATTTTGATTAACTTTACACACAGATATAGAAATCAGTTTATTCAGTATTACTTTTTAAAAGAATACGAGAGCCAATTATTGTTTGTGGGCACTGAAAATGAACACTACGATTTTTGTAAAAAATGGAATTTGGATGTGCCAAGACTAATTGTAGATGATTTTTACCAATTAGCACAACTACTTATGGAGTGTAAGTTTTTTATGGGTAATCAGTCTTTTTGTTGGAACTTAGCAACAGCTTTGGGTGTGCCAAGAATCTTAGAAATGTACGAATACGCCCCCAACTGCATACCCTTTGTGGGTGAACATAACTATGGATTTTATCATCAAAACGCAGTAGAGTTTTACTTTAAAAAGTTAGCCAATGCTTGACCAAATATTACACGACCTTAAAGAATACGAATTTAAGGAAGATATTAAGCGGTTAGTGCCCAACGTAAAAGGGGCAAATGATAGGGTAATAGTAAAGGTGGATATAGAAAAAAAGAACAGCCACCGAATGGAGAATGGACAAGAATTAAAACTTGCAAGGGGGTGGAACAACCTAAACCAAAGGGAAACCCAACCCGTAAACGGTACAGTTGTAGATGGTTCTGCCGCCAATATTCCAAACGGTTCTGAAATTATCTTTAACCACAATTCCATACACCCCGTAAACAGGCTTTTTAACTTTACAGGATTAGTAGATGAAGCATCAAACCCTATTCAATACTATTCCATTTTAAGCAATGAGTGTTATATTTGGAGAAGTCCTGAAAGTTTCACGTGGAACGCTTGTGAGGGGTTTTGTATAGCGGAAAGGGTGTTTAGACCCTATAGTGGTTTTTTGCAGGGTATATTGCCCACCCAAATACAAAGCGTACTGTATATCAAAACAGGTGAATTTAAGGGCAAGGTGGTGCATACGCTAAAGCATTGCGATTATGAAATGGTGTTTCAAGGTGTGCAAGGCAGAGAAGAAAGACTAATTAGATGTCGCCACTTTGAAAAAGAAAATAAGTACGCTGAAAGAGAAGAAATCATAGCAGTAGCAGACGACCTTACTGAATTAATAAACGAAGGAAAGCTACTTGTAGGATTAACACCAACTGACGCTAAAATTGCCACAAATGATTGATAGAAAAGAACTAGAGCAATTATCAAAAGAAGATTTGATTGATAGGCTTATTACTGAAAAAAATAGCAACCAATATCTTTTAGGCAAGATTAGGTTGTATGAATTACCTTCCCCCGCAAGGGCTTATTATGTTGGGCAAAAGATTCTTAATCAGCAGGTGGACTATTTGGATAAGTTTGACTTGGAGAGAGAAATAGGTGTAAACCCAAAAGAAGATAAAATTTACGACAGGGCTATGGATTTATTTGAAAAACTATCGGCTAACGCTGTAAAGATTGATAGCCTGAAAAGAGAGTTAAACCTTAGCGGGGACAAAGATAAAGACACTAAAATTGGGAAGCCATCATTTACGCCTGAATCAGTTGCGGATTCTGTAGGTGAATTAGCGGGGCAGCATAAAAGATAATTATGTATCAACCAATAGAAGGGGGTAAGTGTGTTCATGTGCAGGGGTTAGACTGTTGGCTACCCCCCGAAGGGTATGTGTATAATATCATCACTAAAAAGCTAGAATACAGAGGCGTATGGGAACGTAGTGAGGATGCAAAAGAGCAATATTGGGAACGACCACAGCTCCCGCTTTGGTACAAAGATGTAATGAAGGAATGGGATGATTACGATTCCAAAAAGAAAGAAACAGAACCCGACTTTTACGATGTAAGACTTGAAGAATTTAAAAGGCAAGAGTGGGATAGACGACTTAACGGGTTTTGGTTTAGAAATAACGGTGAAGCGGTTTACCTAACGGGTACGCATTATTTATACCTTATGTGGTGGCCGATTGATATTGGCTACCCAAAATTCAGGATTCCCGACTTAGAAAAGGCTTACTTTATGCAGTATTGCATAGAAGACCCTAAGTGTATGGGGATGGTTGAAGTAACGAAACGAAGATTTGGTAAATCATTTTGGGCGGGCGTGTTTCTTACGGAATACGTTACCCGTACTAAAATGACTAACGCAGGTATTCAATCTAAGACGGGCGCAGATGCTAAAAAGTTCTTTTCTAAAACGGTTGTAAATCCTTTTAGAAGATTACCTAAGTTTTTTAGACCTGTTTATGATGATAGTCTTGGTGTGAACCCTAAGTCTGAAATGCGTTTTCAAAGACCAAACGTAAAGGGCAAAAGGGCTAACCAAAACGTAGGCGAAGATGAACTTGGTTCAATCATAGATTGGGGTTCATCAGAAGAAGTAGCATACGATGGTCAAAAACTACATAGATACGTAGCGGACGAGGTTGCAAAGACTAAGGGCGTGGATGTTTACAACAGGCATGAGGTTGTTCGTTATTGTTTATTAGATGATGAAGGTAGGGTTATTGGTAAAGCGTTGTACACCACAACCGTAGAAAAAATTGAGGGTGAAGATGAAGATATTTCGTCTGCCTTTAAATTGCTTTGGGATGAAAGCGACCAATTAAGAAAGGGCGAAGATGGCATGACGGGTAGTGGTTTGTACCGATTCTTTATGTCTGCCAAAAGAACAAGGAACTTTGACCCATACGGACACCCTGACGAAGCACTTACGGAAAAGATGATTTTGCTTGACCGTGAGAAAGTAAAAAACAACCCCCGTTCACTTGCTGCCCGTATTAGAAAAGAACCACTTACTATTGATGAGGCGTTTTTAATAGATTCCGAAAACTGCGTATTCAATATTTTAAACATACAGAAAAGGGAAAAGGAATTATCAGAAAAGCCCGTACACCTAAGAAAAGTACAATTTTACAGAGATTTTGACGGTACGGTTAAGTGGCGGGATGCCAACCAAAACAGCGAATTTCATTGGGAAATTACATGGTTCCCTAAAGTGCCAAACAAGAGAAAAAAAGTAGGGATAGATTTTATTCCTGACAACACAAGGGATGGTGCTATTACGGTGGATAGTTATTCAAGTTCACAAGGCGGCAGAAAGTACGGTTCAAAGGCTTCCGCATGGATAGGTAGAAGAATAGACCTTTCAGATACGCAAAACAGTTTTAAGGCTGTAGGACACTTATACGGGCGACCCAAAGTAAAGGAAGAATTACACGAACAAGTAATGCTTGCATCTGAATACTACGGCTATCAAGCATGGTATGAACACGCGGGGGGCGATGATTACTTTTCGTATTTTAGAGAAAGAGGCAAGTTGGCTTATCTTGGCTTGTACCCCGTTAGCGCAATAAAGCCCGAAGATAGGGGTAAAGCAGAAAGATTAAGGGGCTTCCCCGTAACCCCATTTTCACTAACTAAGCAGTTAGATTGCGGTATCGCTTACTTTGAAAATTATTGCCATAAAATAGATTATCCTATTTTGTTAAAATTTGCCAAAGATTTTGACCCATACGATAGAACCAAGTTTGACTGCGTAGTATCTTTTATGATGCTTATAGTGGTGCTCACAGAACCTTTACCACAACAAATTTCGCCTTCAGAACCCTTTATTAAAGAATATTTCTCACAACAAGTAGAAAAGTTTTAAGGTTTTTTTAATGTAATATCAAAATATACTATATTTGGGCTATAACAATTTGTTAAATTGGCTCAAAATAGCATACCCGAAGGTTCACAAGCAATAAAGCAATTTCAGCTTACCCCCGATGTAAAGTCTAAAAAAGATTGGAGTTGGGGTGAATCTATTGCTAAGACAATTTATGGTTCTGTTACAGGAAACCAAAGCTATTTCTTTTTAAGAAATCAGCGTTTCAGAAAGAATAGAGAGATTGCTAATGGCCGCATGAATATGCAAGTATTCATGGATAGGTTGAACTTTGACGGGAAAGTAAACTACGCAAACATTAACTGGCAAGCCATTAAGATAGTAAATACTGCTATCGGTAGAATGGTCGCCCGTTTTATGGGTAGAAAAGAAAAGATACAAGTATCTGCCGTAGATTTAGATGCCAAAAAAAGAAAGAATCAAGCCGCATTAGAAGCGGAGTTTTTCATGTTGAATAAAGAACAACTGTTAGCGGAACAAGAAGCTACAGGTGTTCAAATGATACCACAAGACCAATTCGTGCCCGAAGATAAAGACGAACTTGACCAATGGGTTGCAGAGTTTAACCAACTACCTGAAGAAATTAAGTTTTCGCTTGCAGCAAATAATATTTTGTCTGCAAATGGTTTGTATAGCACAATCAAAGAAAAACTTATTTGGGATGCTGCATCTGTTGGTTTAATTGGTACTTACACTTACATGAACGAACAAGGCGAAGTAGTAAGTGAATGGCTGCGCCCTGAAAATATTATTTATTCATTTTCGGAGTTTAATGATTTTAGAGATACTTCATGGAGAGGTTATATCCGTTCTGTAAAGATTAGTGCTTTAAGACAAAAGTATGGTGTGCAAGCGGGCGGAACATTGACAGAAGAAAAACTATTTGAGATTGCACAGATGTGTAAAGAATATCAGCTTATTGATAGACTTACATGGTTGCAAGAGTGGAATACTTCATTATTTAGACCATACGATGAATGGAATATTGATACAATAGAGTTTGAAATTAAATCTTTTGACGAAGAAGCGTACACCGTTACTAAGACAAAAGAAAAGAACAACACTATTGTAAGACGTGGCTTACCTGAAAAGATAAAAGAAAATCAATCCGTAGTAAAAAGCGGTGAGTATAATATCTACAGGGGCGTGTTTATTATGAACCCACAGATTATGTTGGAGTGGGGCGTAAAGAAAAACATGGTAAGACCACAAGACCCCAAAGAATTAGGTAACGCAGAGTTTTCTTATAGTTTCTATATGTACCAAAATCAGGATATGCGAAATGTAGCTATCCCTGAAAAAGTAGAAGAACCTATTGAACAAATGATTTTGGCAAGGCTGAAAATTCAGCAACTTGTAGCTAAAATGAAGCCTTCGGGTTCTGCTGTAAATATTGATGCCTTGCAAGCGATTGATATGGGGTTATCAGAACCTACAAGCCCCTTGCAGATTAAAAAGATTTGGGAACAAACGGGTGATTTATATTACAGAGGACGAGATGCGGAAGGTAATTACTTACAAACACCTATTACTGAATTAGCTAACAACGCATTTCAATCGCAAGTTGAAGGTTTGATTAGATTGTACGAGTTTCACTACAAAGTCTTACAAGATGAACTAGGCGAAAACCCGAACATTTCTAATGCAATTTCAGCCCCAAGAGTAACCACAGAAAACGCACAAAACGCACTTGTAACAGCCGAGCAAGCTACAGAACACATTTACGATTCTTACTTGTATTTGATGGAAGATGTAGCTAAAAAGGTTGCTTGCTTATGTAGTGATAGTGTTAAGTATGGTGCAAAGACTTACAAAGACATTCTTCAAGAAGAAGATGTAGATGGTAGAGTGTTTGCTACAAAAGTAGAAATGATGCCCCAAGCGCAAGACATTGCGAATTTGGAAGGTATGTTGAATAACGCAATTATATCCGACCCTGAATTTATCTTATACATAGACCCATTCAAGATTAAAAGAATGGCTAAGGAAGATGTAAGATTAGCGGAGTTATATTTCCGTAGGGCGCAAAAAAGATACATTAAAGCCAAGCAGCAAATAGCCCAACAGAATAGTGAAATGAATATTCAAGGCCAAATAGCATCTGCAAAAGAAAAGGCTAATTCTGATATGATGATTAAAGACGCAGAAGCAACAGCAAAAGAAAGACAGATTGTATTACAGGGGGCTATTGAGTTGACTAAGAACGGTGTGCAAATGAAGCCCGAAATGAACGAGCTGTTGCAGCAAATCATTCAAAAAGCAGCAATGAGTCTGTATATGGATAATAAGCAGCAAGAACAAGAAATAGTAGCAGCCGAACAAGAGCAAATGATGGCAGCACAAGAACAGAAACAACAAATGGCATAACAATTAAACTAAATAATTATGATAGTTCAAAGTGTGGATTTTACAAGTCAATTTAACGCAAGCAACAATGCTACGTTTGACGTAAGCCAATACGACTTTGTAGTTGTAAGACTAAACACCGTAACAAGTACCGTAAACTTCCAAGCAAGTGTGGATGATACGGGTAATTCTACTTTGTTTGGTGCGGGTAGTGCTGAAACTGCAACAGATTTTTATTCTGTACAAGGAGTAAACCTTGCCACAGGCGCGGGCGCAACTTCACTTGCTTCAGGTAGCGCAACTTTTAGATTTGAAAGAGTTGGTAAGTTTTTAAACTTCAACAAAACAGGCGTAACCGCAACTAAGGTTATTCTGCACCTGATGAAAATAGCATAAACCAAAACATAATATATATGTCTGAAGAACAAGTAGTAGCACAAGAAGGAACAGAAACCCAAGACGTTCAAGCGCAATTTAATCCGTTTGACGAAACTTCATGGGTTGAAGCTGCTCCGACTGCCGCCCCGCAGGGCGAAGAAACACAAGTTGCACAAGCTACAGCAACACAAACTACAGTAGAAGAAAATAAACAAACCAATACTGTAGATTATTCAGCTTTCGTAAAGGAAACCTTTGGCTTTGAAAGTGTAGATGAAATCAAGTCTGCTATTGATGAGTACAAGGTTTTGAAATCTACACCTAAAACAGAAGTAGAGTTTTCAAACGAAATTAGTAAGAACCTGTATCAAGCACTTTTGGAAGGCAAAGAAGCAGAAGTTTATTCCTACTTAGCAGAAAAGCAAAAGGTGGATAGACTTGCGAATTTAGAAGTTACAGATGCAAAGTCTGGACTTGAAATTCTTGCCGCTAAGCTTGCCAACCAATACAAGGAACTTACCCCTGACGAAATTGAATACAAACTAAGTAAGCAGTACCGTATTCCCGAACAACCTGTACGAGATGATTACGATACTGATGAAGATTACGAAAGAAAACTTAGCGCATGGCAAAAAGAAAAATCACTTGTAGAAAAAGAGATTATTGTAGATGCCAAAATCGCTAAGCCCGAAATAGCTAAAATTGAGTTGGTATTACCCGATGTGCTAAAAAGTTCTGAAAAACAAGCAACACAACAAGAACAGGGAGTTCAAGTTGACCCTGCTGTTAGACAGAAATACTTAGATACATTGAAAAAAGAGTACAACTTGTTCGATGGTTTTAAAGTAGCCGCTAAAGACGAGGATGTCGAAGTAGCAGTAGCTTACACCCCAACCAACGAAGAAAAGTTGGCTTTGAAAAACGTACTTGAAAACTTTAATGCTGACGAGTTTTTGGGTAGTATGTGGATTTCCGATGAAGGTAAATTCAATACTAAACAGGCAATGGAAGATTTGTATTTGTTGCAAAACAAAGAAAAGGTCTTTCAAAAAATTGCAAACGAAGCAGTATCGCAGTTTAAAGTAGGATTAATCAAAGCAAAAAAGAATATCAACTTGACAAGCACTTCAGGAGGTGCATATCAAGGAAACACCAACGGTCAAGCGGAAATCCCCGCAGATGCAGTTGCATACTTCTTTGAAAATTCCTGATAAACAATTATTCAAAAACCCAATTAAATTTTTAAAAAATGTCAAGTGGAATCCCTACTTCATTAGTGCCAAAACCCGGTGCAATTACAGTACCGAATGGCGTAGATAGGGCGTTAATTTCTGACCTTCAGTTGTTGACCCCTCAATTTTATTCTAAGTACACCGAAAAATATGGTAACGAAGATTTTACCATGTGGCTTGCTACATTTGGTGGTATGGAAGAAGTTAAGAACCGTGAATTTTTCTGGTTCCAAAACAGAGGTCGTAACCAATTAGCGGTTAGTGTTGGTTCTGTAGTTTCTGCTCCTGCTGCGGGTGCTACTGTAACCGTAACTATCTCTGCTGAAGATATGTACGATTCTGATAGCTCTCCTTTGCGTGTAGGTGAAACAGTACGTATTGCTTCAAGCAATATCGAAGGTAAAATCCTGACTGTAAACACAGGCGCAAACCCTCAAACTTGTACTATCCGTCCTTTGCTTTCTTCTCAAGCATTTGTATCTGCTGGTAGCACAGACCTGTTAGCAAACGAAGTCCTGTTGCTTTCTGGTATCACAGACGCAGGTGAAGCATCTGATACAAACGATACACAAGTACATTTGGACGAGAAAAAGACCAACACAACCACCGAAATCCGTGATACATTCTCTGCTACTGACTTAGCTGAAATGGCTGAAGTATTCTACAATAGCGGTGTAAGCGGTTCTGCCCCTGCGGGTGGTGGTTTGGCTGGCCCTTCTTTCTTCACTCTGAAAGGCTTGTTTAAGACTAACCAACGCTTCAAGAACAACATCGAGTTCAAGCTGATGCGTGGTAACACAGTTAACAACATCTCTGGCGGTACTTCCGTTGGTTCTAAGGGTATCATCCCACAGGTTGAAGATGTTGCTACTGAAATCAACTACTCTGCTGGTTCTTTGGATATTTCTAAGCTGCATGAGATTACTCGTAGCATGGACGTTCAAGGTTGCGCCAAGCAGAACGTATGGTTGATGGATATTTACCAAAAGCAAAACTTCTCTGATGGCTTGTACAAAGACCTCCCTGCTGGTGCATGGGTATGGGGTAGCGGTGAAAAGTCTAAAGAAGCATCTTTGGCTTACGGCTTTGAAAGCGTAATGATTGATGGCTACTTGTTCCAAACCAAGAAGTACACTCCATTCAACACCGAAGCTGTTTATGGTAAAACACCCGCAAATGATTACTTCCGTGATTACGGTTTAATCATCCCACAAGGTGAAGCACGTGATACCCGTAACGCTGCTAATGTTTACAAAAACATTCAGATTATGTACCAACAGCCTGTTAAAGGTGGTACTATCGGTAACGGTATTCGTGTTTGGAGATGGGGCGGTGGTTCTGAAAACCCAACTTCAGGTAAAATGGAAGATAACGTAGAAATGATCTGTTACAGAGGCAGCCGTGTTGTTGCGGGTAACCAGTTCATCATCGTTAGAGGCTAATTACCAATAACTTAGGGGCGGTGAAATTCCGCCCCATTTTTAAATATCTCCCCGCAGGGAGTTGCCCAATATTGGGTGTTAAATGTAAAAAAAAAAATAAAATGGGACGCAAAGCCACAACGCTGACTAATGTTCAGCAATCAATGAATGGTAGTGAAGGTTCTTTAAATCTTGAGCCGTTACCAGAGTTAGTATCAAGTGATGATACTGTATTTGAAAATGAAAAACCAAAACCCCAAAAAGAGTTCTATATCTATAGAATGAAGGGTAGTAGAAAGGGGACGATTTATATTGATGGTATCGAAGATGTAATTGACCCCGCCACAGGTAAAACAAGACGAGCAAGACTGCTTTCGGGTGTTTCTACCATTTGGATGGACGAACAAAAAGAGTACGACAAAGACTACGTAAACAGAAACCGTAGAAGCATTAGGTTTGATAACCGTATTGCAAGAATTTCAGCACACGATGAAACTGCTTTGTTGTTTTTAGACTTACACAATGGTAACGTAGATGTAAAGAAAAAAATACGTTATTGCCGTTTCCAATTTGAAAAGCACGACCCATTAAAGGCAGCACAACAAGCCGAACAACAAGCAATGGCAGAATTTGATGCAATGCAAAAAGCACTTACCTGCGATTATGAAATTGCTAAAAAACACGCTTCATTCTTAGGTGTAAGGTTTACAGATGAATTTGGGGAGTTGAAGCCCGAAAAGATGATTCGCTACGAATACGCGCAAAAGGCAAAAGCCAACCCTGAATTTTTCCATAAAACATTTGACAGCGAACAAGTAGAGGTATCTTACATGGTAAGAAGGGCTGTTAGTCAAAGCAAGATTATGGTTAATGGCGATAAGATTTATTGGGGTACGGGCGGTTTTATCTGTTCTGTTCCACCTGCTGTAAATCCCACAAAGCACTTAATTGACTTTGCTTTAAACAGAACAAAAGAATCTACAGAGTTCTTGCAGCAACTAAAACAATACGCTGTAATGTAGTTTGAATTGTTTTTAAAAATTAGCCCACTTTTTTGTGGGCTTTTTTTGTTGGAATTAATTATATTTGGCTTATGAACGTCAATCAGGTTTATCAGCTTATACAATACATAATCAATAAGCAGCAAACGGGCGACCTATCTCCCGATGAATTTAATTTGATTATGCCACAGGCTGAAAGGTCTTATTTGGCGTTTTTGTTGGGCAACCCCGAACAATACCAATACGGCAGACAGGTAGCAAGAATTGAGTTGGGTATGAACCAACCAATTATGCAAAGATTAACACCGTTTATTCAAGCCCCCGTTACATTGTCAGTTTCAAGTGGGGTGGCAGCATATCCCGCAGATTTTGAAGCGGCAGTAGCAATGTACACAAGTGATGATAAAAGGGTTCGTTTTGTTCAACAGGATAGTCTTTATAGCTATAAGAATAGCGTAATTGACCCCGTAGCAACAAACCCTATTTATCTTATTCAGTCAAACGGTTTCTTATTCTATCCTAATAGTATCTCAAATCCCAAATTAAGCTATGTTAGAACACCTAACTATATGCAATGGGGTTATACCTTAGATGGCGATGGTCGCCCTGTATATAATTCGGGTACTTCCGTACAGCCCGAATGGTACGATGTGGATATTATGCAGATTATAGCAAGGGCTTTACCAATGATAAGTGTAAACCTTCAAGCAAACGATATTGCGGCTTACGCTGCTCAACTTAAAGCACAAGGTCAATAATGACAAGAAGGTATTTTATAGAACAGGTACTTAGGCAGGTGTACGGTGGGCAGCCCAACGATGATGCCGCTATTACCGAAGGTTTAGTTAATTCATACCTAAATGAAGCTATTGGCTTTGTAGCAAGAAAAAACTATACAGATAGTAATGCCTTAGATGGGGTTGCTTATGTAAACAATAGCTTTTATACTACTTACAAGGGGCTTGCTATTACGCAAGATGAAAACTTTATTTATAAGTTGACTATCCCACAAGTCCCCGTAGGCGTAGGCAAAAACGAAGGGGTTGCGTCTGTACAGCTTAAAGATGGCAAAGACGTTTCATTAGAAGTGGTTATTTTAAGCATGAATGAGGTTAGCTTTTTGTCAAGCGCAAGACCTATTCAAAACAGGGTAGTTGGTTGGAATGAAGGGGATAGTTTCTACATTAAGAGTGTAATACCCCTTACTGATTATACAGCGAAAGTAAGAATTATTAGCGGTGGGGATAGTGCCGATTTGGATAGCAAGCTAAATGTTCCTGACGATTACATACCACAACTTCGTGAATATGTAGTTAGGCAATTAGTTTTTGAACGTGGGCAAAAGAAAGATTCCGCTAATGATGGTGTGGACGTTGCATAAGAAAAACAAATAAACATGATAAAGCCAATTAGAAACAAGGTGCTATTAAAGCCAGTACCTATGCAAGATGTAACAGATAGTGGTATTATTGTGCCTGATTCTTTTAAGAAAAGGGGATGCCAAGCAAAGATTGTAGATGTGGGTAACGGAACGGCAAAAAAGCCAATGGAGTTTAAAGCAGGTCAAACTTGTTGGCATATTAAAGACGCAGGGTTGGAGATTGAAGAAAATGGCGAAACGTATGTGCTGATAGATGATTATGATATTTTGGGTTATACAGAAAATTAACAATAAATGACACCTAAAACCGCAGGTTGGATAAGCATAGATTCCGTAGTCGTTGACTACCTTACCCAAAGCGAACAATCAAACCACAAGTATAATAAGTTGTGGAATTTGGCTTTTCGTGGAATGGATAAGTTGGGGATTGGTATGTTTTATCAAATTAGAACACAGAAGTTACCCGTAAAAGGTAACAAAACAGTAGATATACCTGCCGATTGTATTAGGTGGAATAAAGTAGGTATCTTAAATAGCAGGGGGGAGATTGTTGTTTTAAAGCAAAACGACAAACTAACCAACTTTGCAGCAAACCTACCCGACAGACAAACAAAGACAGAAGATAATACTTTAGTAGATATTTACAACCAAAACCCTTACAATTTCTTTAATTTTTGGACGGGCGGTTTCTTTTATCAATTATACGGTGCGCCAAGTGGTACACAGGTGGGCGGGTATAAGGTAAGCGTAAGCGATGGTGTAATTCTTTTGAACGAAGATTTTGCCTACGATTACATTATGCTAGAGTACCAATGCGCCCCCGATGAAAGCCAAGAGTATTCTATTCCACTTGTATTTAGAGAAGCGCTTATAGCATGGTTGGCATGGAAAGACAATGAACTTTCTTTTAAGGGTAGAAAGTTGGGTGTGCCTGTAAGTGAATTAAAGTCAAATTTCTACAACGAAAGACGACACGCTATTGCACAATGGAATCCGCTTGATTTGAACCAAGCATACCAATGGAACTTAGAGAATCAGCGACTAACAGTTAAAGTGTAACATAAATGCTTATAAACAGGGATTTTAGCGGTAAGTTGAACTTAGATGTGCAGGACTTTAAAGTGCCTGCGGGTGATTATACTTATGCCTTAAACATTACAAAAGATTCTTTAGGTGAAGGGCAAGATAGGGTTGTGGCTAATATATTAGGCAACAGAAAGGTAAACTATACTTTACCAAGTGGCGACAATAAAGAAATAGGGCACTACCCCGACTTAGTAAGAAACAAGATTTACTACTTTATTTGGAATAGTAACAACTTCCACAGCATACTTGCTTACAACAGAAATACAGATACAATATCTAAGGTTTTAGAAAGCAAAACAGATAGTGGTGGCGTAGATATTTTAAACTTCAACCCTTCATATAAAGTAAACTCTATAAACGTAATTCATAGAGATGAAAGTGAAGGGGACTTGTTATTTTTTAATGACGGGCTGAACCAGCCAAGACGCATAAACGTAGGTGCTACTTACTCTACATGGTTGGAAGAATACTTAGATGTGGCTAAACCTTGCCCACAAATGGCTCCAAAAGTTGTTTATGTAAACGATACAAACGTAACAATAAACAATCTTAAAAATAAACTGTTTCAATTTTCATATAGATGGGTATTTGAGAACTACGAAAAGTCCGTATGGTCTGAATTTTCAGCAGTTCCTTTGCCTTTTGATTATGATGATACTTATGCAGACGACCCGACAAAAAACAACAAGATTGCAATATATCTAAGTACTGGTTCGCTTGAAGTAAAAAAGATTGAAGTTGCGGTAAGAGAGATTGTAAGCGGGGCTACTACCGATTGGCAGTTGTTTGAAATTATAGACAAAGATGAATTGTCTATTTCAGACGATGAATTTTATTTGACACATTTTAAGAACGATGGCTTATATACCCCTATTGACTTAACAGAATTTAATGAGATTCAAGACTACGTTCCTTTAAAGGCTAATGCAGCAGAAATGCTTAATGGTAATACTCCTATTTACGGTGGTATTACGGAAGGGTATAATAAAGTAAATGCAGATATTGAAGTAAACATAGATAACGCTTTACCTAGTTTAAAGTACGAATATGCGGGGGTTGACGAAATAACATTGTATGTTGGTTCGGCTGTTGTAGCGGGTACTACTTATAATGTTAGTTTTGATTATGTTTCTAATGCCGTAGGCGATGCTTCCCCTAAAAATATTTCTTATTTGTTTTCGGGTGGTGGCGACCAGAACACAATAGCAAATAGCATTGCTTCATTACTTTCGGGTAATAACATTGATGCACAAAATTTGGGCGGTGGGCTTATTAGAGTTCAAACAATCAATGGTGTAAACGGAAGTATTACGAATGTGGTTGTTTCTGTTAGTGTTGGTGCTGCATCTGATTACTTTTTAGATTATTCAGGAACACTTTTTACTGCATTTTGTAAAGGTGTAGATAGCGGAACACAAGGAACACAAATAAAAATTGTTTTAAACGGGTTTCAAGTAAATGCAGATGATTTATTAAATGGACGTGCAAAGTATGTCATTAATGCTATAAATGGTTCTGGTTCAAGTATTGGCGTAGAATATTCTTACACAAGTGGCGACCAAGTTTCTGTTTCTACATTGTTAGGCAATATTCAAGCTGCTTTAATATCTAATGGATGGACTTTTGTAAGTCTTTCTAATGGTGTTTTAACAATGAATTATGCGGGTGGGTTTACATTGTTTTCAAGTGGCTTAAAACTTAACTCATCTTCAATTAATAGACAAACAACACAGTTTGCTTATCCATACGATGCGGGTGCTACTTTTCAATTAATGTACTTTGATAGTAAGGGTAGGACTAACGGTGTTACTTATGACGTAGATGGAAACTTTAAAACTCCTTCGGGTAGTAATGCAGTAGATTTCCCGCAACCGCAACTTATAATCAACCACAGACCGCCTACGTGGGCTGTATATTACAAGATTGTAAGAACAAACAACACTACCTATCAAAAACGATTGCAATGGATAAGTGATAGTGCTTATTCGGATTCTGCTTCAACCCCTTCAGGAGATAGGTATGTTTACATAGGCATATCAAACATTGACCTTTATAATAATCAGATAGAGGGGACTAAGGGTATTGTATCTTATAGTTATCAGCAAGGAGATAGGATTCGCATTACAAACAGATATTCCGCTTTGGGCGTATTGAACGCAGTAGAACAAGTGGATTATGAAGTATTGGGATTAGAAACAAACCCTGTAATTAATGGTGCAGAATATAGCGGAAACTTTGTAAAGGTTAAATACCCACAATCCCTACCTACAGGAATTTTATTTGACGGAACAGCAGATTATCAGAATTATGAAATTCTACTTTATAGTATTAGACAAACAGCAGCAGACACTAAAAAGTTATACTTTGAGTTCGGCAAATGCTTTGGAATTGGTAACGCTGGAACAGCAAACGCCTACCACATTGGACTTGACCAAACCCAAAGTGCAGACCTCGCAACCCCCGCAAAAATCACATTAGCTAACGGAGATTTATTCTTTAGAAAAAGAACTATCCCATTAGGAACAAGAAAGACTTTTAGCGGTTCGGGTTTGTACACAACCAATTTTGGTACTGTTTCTCCTTTTTGGATGGTGGGTGTTCCTGTTGGAACAATCACCAACGGAAACTTTACATTCAGGACACAAAATTCAAATGCGGCAAGTAACGCAGCAGGTGTATTCCCAACCAACGCAAGCAACGAATGTGTGTTTAATAACACAGGGGCTAACCCTTGCTTTTTAAGATTGGCGGGTACTATTCCTGTAACTTCCGATGCTTCCGCTTCATACGCCCTTATAGCAAAGATTACTACTGCATCAACCACAACCATTCAAACGGTTATGGAAGCGCAGTCTATTACTTTACCCGATGCAGGGTATAATTTTGAGTTTGATAGAGTTATTACCGTACCCGCAAATGCCAAAGTGTTTTTACTTTCTCATGTGTTAGGAAGAACCGCAACCCCGCCAAATGTGGGCGTAGGTTCTTTTAACTTAACCGCAGAAGCGTACACTAAACTAACTATCCCTATCATTGAACAAAGTTTTAGTGATACATATAATTTGGTTGGTAATTCAAACGGTAGGGCAAGTGCGGTAGATGAAAACGCAAAACAAACCTACTATCCAACCCTTGTAAGATTTGGACAATCTTATCAAGCCGATACAAGCATAAACGGCACAAACCGATTCTTATTTGACAATTTTGATACTTACGACAGGTCTTTTGGAGATGTAAGAAGATTGCACGTAAGAGATAGGTACATGAAAGTGTATCAGAAATTCAAGGTGGGTAACGTGCCTGTATTAACCCAAATAGTAAAAGACGTACAAGGCAACCCGTTACAGGCTGAAAGTGATAGATTAATCAATAAGATTCAATACTATTCAGGCGAATATGGAATAGGCGACAGCCCCAACAGTCTTGCATGGAATAACTTTGCAGATTACTTTGTAGATGATTACAGGGGGGTTGTATGTAGGCTAGGACAAGAGGGTATTACCCCTTTAAGCATAGTACACGAAACAAACGCTTTCTTTGTAGATAAACTAAAAGCATACAGAACCGATTTAAATAACGGAATTGCCGCTACAGGACAAACCTATAAGGGCGACCCACAGGTGTACGGGGTATTTGATGCTGCCACAAATAAGTACATTATTATGATGGAGCAAATTACCCGATACAGCAACCCAAGCACAATATCTTTCCAACAAGAAGGCTATACAGTATGTTTCGATGAAAGACTAAACGGTTTTGAAAGTTTCTATTCATGGAAACCTGAAGGCGCTACTTGTTTGGGTACTTTGTTGGTTAGCTTTAAAGAAGGTGAACTTTGGAAGCATGACAGCACAACTTACTGTAACTTTTACGGCACACAATACCAAGCAGAAATAGACGGTGCTTTTAATGACAATATGTTGCAGAAAAAGACCTTTATTTCGCTTTCAGAACTATCAAGTGGTGTGTGGACTTGCCCTGAAATATCAACCCAAATGTACAGCTACGGTACAACTAAACAGCAGTCTAACCTTATAGTGGGTGATTTTAAACTGAAGGAAGGACAGTACCACGCCACATTCAAAAGAGATATAAACAGCCAACGTGGTTTAATTAACGGGGAAACCTTAAAAGGACAATACATTTTGATTAAATTTCGTGCAACAAATCCATCTCAATTCGTATATTTGAGTGGGGTAAGTGTTAAATATATTCCAAGCCCTTTAACTAATAGATAATATGCCAATTCCTTTAGGTTTAGCCTTAGCAGGCGCACAAGCAGTAGCAGGTTTAGGACAAAGCCTTTTTTCGGGCAGAAAGAAAGCCCAAAGAGAATTAGATGCTTTAGGTAATAAGATGCCTGTTTATTCGGGCAATAAGTCTATTAATGACTTTTACCAACAAGCGCAAAACAGATACAACGAAAACCTACTTAATAACCCTGTATATCTTCAAGCAAAACAAAATGCAGATAGAGTAGCTGCAACTGCATTGGGTGGTTTACAAGGTCGTGGGGGTGCGTCTGCAACAGCAGCGAGATTGGCGGGTATTCAGAACGAAGGTTTAATGGGTGCAGCAGCAACCGCCCAACAAATGAAAGACCAACGCTTTAGAGAATTAAGCGGTGCTACAGGAATGAAAGCAGCAGATGATAGAATGATTTTCCAAAGTGGCTTAGAGAAATTTAACAGACAAGATTTATTAGCAAGACAAAAAGCAGCAGCAGCCAACGCAAGATTTGATGCAGGTTTGAAAAATATCTTTGGTGCTGCGGGTAATGCAGCTTTAATGGCAGGTGATATTAAGTTGGGTGGGGGCAAAACCACTATCCCTAATTTGCCCGATGTAAAGGTAAGCCCATTACCAAAGTCTATGCAGATGTATCAGAACCTTACAGAAACAGCCCCTATTGAAGAACCAAGTGTTGCTCCATATATGTGGGATGTGAATTATAACAAAAGATTTAACAAAAAGGGCGGGATATAAATTATGGCACAAACTTACGGTGTAAATCCTTATGCTTACGGGGCGCAGGTATTTGATACCACCCCTTATACAAAAGTGTTTCTTGAAAGACAAGCAAAAGAACAAGCAAAACAAGAAGCATTAGATAAGTATTTCCGTGAGCAGCTTGTAAAAGATGTAAACACAAGAGGGTTAAGAAGCAAAGAACAAGCCCTTATTAGCCAAATAGCCAACGAAAGAAAACTGTTTGCATCTGATAAGAGAAACCTTGAAGCACTTAAACGTGGCGACCTTGATGCTTTACAAAGATTTTACAGATACGGTTCTGATATTCAAGATGTGTTAAATGGTGGGTTAGAGATACAAAACAGAGCAAAAGAAATTAATTCTGCCATTCAAAAAAAGAAGTACGGGGTTACTGATAGATTCATGCAACAGGAACTACCCGCCTTTATGGAAGAACCAAGATTTATTTATGTAAACGGTGAACTAAAAGATAACCCTAAATTTAAAATGTTAGGGGTTGCAGATATTGAAGAAAACACTAAGCCGTGGGATATTAATGACGACACAAGATTAAGAACGTATCTTGCAAGTGGCTTAAAAGAAGCCCCTTTAGGTGAACCTGTTTTTAGACCATTAACCACAGATAAAGATAGGGAGCAAGCGTATGTGAAAATTGGGTTAACAAATGAAGCAAAAAGACAATTTGAAGAAAAGGCATTAACAGCTTACAATACAGACGACAGGTTTAGAGAAAAAGTAATTGAAGGATTGCCAAAGGAAAAGTATCTTCAATTATTTGACAGAGCCGTAAGGAACTACGCAGGTGCTATTGCGGATGGTGCAGACCCCAAACAATTTGTAGCAGTAGAATATCTTAAAGATAACTATATGCCACAAGATAGAGAAGAAGCACAAGGACAAGCGCAACTAACAAGGGCTGCAAGAATGAAGGAATACGAAAAGCAACAGCAATTACAACAAAAATATTCTTCTTCTACAAGTGGCGGTTCAGGTAAGAGTGCAACGCAATTCGTAAGAAGAATTATGGATGCGGCAAAAAAAGGGAAAAATGAAGAAATTGGTAATTTATTAACGAATATGTCTGCGGGCAATAATTTTGATGTAGATATTACAGGTGTTGTAAGAGAGGGGAATAAATATAAGTTAAAATTCAAGCAGCTTTTCGATTATGTAGAGAATCAAAACGGATTAAGAATTAAAGTAAAAGTGCCCGACCCAACAGAACAAGATGTTGAAATAGACTTTAGCGACCCGCAAGTATATAGAAAGATTGGTAAAATATACCAAAGATTTACAGGTAGCGATGCTAAAATGGAAAAAGAATTAATATCTTCACCTGAATTTGATAACCCAATAGCGGGTAAGCCTAAAGAGGAAGGTAAAAAGTTGGATGGGGTTACTGTTACGAAAGATGTTTTTAGAAAAATGACAATACCCGAAAGACAAGCGTTTTTACAAAAGGGTGGTAAAGTGAAATAATTATGCCAGATAAAATTACAGAAGCGTTTAAGTCAATAAAATCATCTAATATTTTTTTAGATGAACAAGATTTTAGGGAGCAGTTGCAAAAAGCCCCCAAAGATGTTTTTAGTTTAGTTAAAGATGATGGTCTTTTTTTAGATTATGACGACTTTGAAACTTCGTTAGATTTAAAAAAAAACGCTTCTCCAAAGGCTACTTCGAGTGTACCATCTTCGGCTACACTATCACCATTAGAAATACCAAGACCACAAGGGCAGAGTGAGAAGGTAAGGGTGGAAGCGGGGGCTACTAAGCCATTACCCGACCCAAACAAATTAGGTTCATTTTTACCACAAGATAAAACTGTTTCCCCTAAGACTGATTTAGCGGGGGCGGTTACACCTGCAAAGCAAACAGCAGCATTGGTGGAAGAAAGACCTTTGATTAAACAAAGGCAAGAACAAGCCAAGCAAAGCGCATTTGAAAATACACTAAAAGCGTACAAGACCAAGTTTAAGGCATCTGAAACACAAGTGGAATCTGAAAGGAAGAAACTTGAAAAGATGTTGAATGATGGCGATTTGCAAATTGCGAAAGACCCAAACACAGGGCAAAGAATATTAGCCTACAAGAATGAAAACTTTTTTAGTTCATTGTGGGATTCTGCTAAAAGAGTAGAAAAGCATAGACAAGACAACAAGATATTTAGCGACTTGTCATTAGATGATAAGATTAAGTATGCAGAAGAAGAAATAAATAAAGGTGAACAATATTTACCTGAATTGCCGTCGGGGGCTATGGGTTCTTTAGGTGAATATATAGCGGGGGCAACTACCCCACTTGTAAGACCTATTATGTATGGTATGGCTGCGACTGCGGGGGCTGCTATGCTGAACGCACCTGCGGCTGCTGCTGCGGGCGCACAAACAGTAGGCTCATCTATTGCTTTCATAGAAGATATGATGTACGGCAATAGGGCTGAAACATTTAAGAGAGTGTATGCGGGTAAACTAAAAGACATACCAAACCCAACCGAACAGCAAAAAAAGCAAGCAGCATTAGAAGCAGACCAAGCGGCTGTAGCTGCATCTGCGGTGGGTGCATTAGAAGCAACTGCGTTTTCTATTCCATTTGGCAAGTTGGCTAAGATGGAACAATCGGCAGGCGGTTATCTTGACTTAGTAGAAAAGACTGCAAAACACACAATGACAGAAGCCCCTAAAGCGGCAACTATTATGGGTGCGGGTGCAGCAGCAAGGGGTATCATATCAAAAGAAGCGGGTGCTGATTTAACATATTCAGACATTGTCAAAGAATCATTAGAATCGGCTAAAAGTGGTGCAGAATTGGTTGGTGCATTAGGGGTTGGCAAGGTGGCTATGGCTGCATTGCCCCACGCTATGACTGTTGTTGCGGGGCTTGTAAGAACCCCATCTAAAGCAGTAGATTCTAAGGCTAAAGCTATTGTATCTGAATTACCAAGAGAAGAAGTATTAACCGTTTATAGACAAGGTGAAGAAAGTGGTGTGTACCCTAAAGGAACAACCGAAAAGGTAGCAGAAACCCTTAAACAATACGATGAAGCAAAGGCTTCCGTACCCGAAACAATAGAAAAGACAGATACGGTAGATGCTTTAACGGGCAAATTAGAGGCTAAATTTAAAAAGCAAAGGGAACTTGAGGAAACAAAAGTAGAAGCCCGTAAAAAAGAAATACAAGCCGAAATAGAAGCACTTGATAAAGATATTGATGCTATCTATGAGGGTAAGCCCGTAGAACAACACGAATACGATATTACAGGCAAAAAAATATCAGAACTAAAACCCGTAATAGCAGAAGAAAAAGTAATCGAAGAAACACCCCTAACAGAAGAACAACTAAAAGGAGAACCAGAAAACATAACACAACCAATAGAACTAGAACCTGTAGATACGTCTAAGGAAATAAGTGATGCTGTAAATGATGCCGTAAATGATGCTGTAAAAGCAGAACAACCAACCCCCACCATAGAAAAAGAAACAACTACTATATCTGAAACAAGACCTGAATTAGAGGTTAAGGATAAGGGTGTGGTTGAGCAAAATAAAATAAACAATAGAAAGCCTTTCACAACTAAAAGCGGCAGGCAAACCGTAGAATATGATGAGAATGGCGACCTTATTGTAAAAGATAAAGACGGCAAAGAGGTAAGTGAAAAGACAAGAAAAAAGGCTATTCAAGAATATGCTGAAAACTTTGATTATACGGTAGGTGAAAAAGCCCCAGAACCAACCGATATTCGTTTTACAAGCGAAGAAGAAGCAAAGCGTTATGTGGTAGAAAATAGCAACAACCCATACGAACTTGCAGAACTTTACGCTAATGAAGAACCAACAACCGCAGCCTTATCTAGTAAAGATAGAATGATAGCGGAATATGGTATAGGTAAGGTTAAGGGGGATAGTTACAATGAATTTGGCGATAGGAATAATATGAACCTATCAAAAGCCCGCACATACATAAGTAGAGATGGTAGAAGCCTAGATGTTATAGCAAAAGAAATGTCAGACCATTACGGTTTTGAGATTTTACCGTCAGACCTTATAGACTTCATGGATAGATTTCCAAGCGGGGAAAGACAGGCCTTGCGATTGGTGGAAACAGATGTAGCCCTAGAAGCCGCCAACAAATTCAAACAATTAACAGGCATAAACCTAAATAAAGAAATTGCCGAAAAGGTAGTAGAACAACAATTTAAAAAACTTACAAAAGAACAGCAACTTATCGCTGAACAAGACTATGAAACAGAACAACAACTTGAAGCCGACTACTGGAAAGCCTACGAAGAAACTAACGGATTTACAAAAGAAATTCCTGTTAGTGAAACTAAGCCAACAGAAACCACCAAAACCCTAGCGGATAAATTCAAAGACATAGCAGACATTCAACTATCTGATGAAGCCCCCACTTTAAAGAAAAGAAAAATAACAGAGTATCTAAAACAAAACCCTGAAATAGCAGAAACAGTAAAGAACTTTAGTAAAGCCACAGAATATTTAGAAAAACAAGGTAGGCTTAAAAAAAGTAGTCCCGATTGTCCTTAAAATTATTAAATTTGACTTATGGAAACACCCAAAAAATTAAGTAGTAAAGTAGTAGCCCTACTATTAGAAAGACATACAGATGAAATGGATGCTTTTTATTTCTATGCGGGGGCGGCTAATTGGTGTGATATTCAGGGGTTTGCTAAGTTAGCAGACTTCTTTAGACAAGAAAGTTTAGACGAAAGAGAACACGCCAAACTAATAGAAAAGTACCTTGTAGATTGGAATGTGAACCCTAAGTTAGAAAGGGTAGATGCCCCCAAGACTGAATTTAAAAACATCCACGACCTATTCTCACAAGCCTATCAAATAGAATACGCCCTTTACGAAGCATACGAAGATACTTCTAAGGAAATGTTTAACCTTGACTTATGCGCGTTTGACTTCCTAACCCCACTAAGAAAAATACAAAACGATTCAGTAATAGAATACTCAAACTACCTAAACCAACTGCAACTAATAAAAGAGGATGATAAGTTCCAACACCTTTGGTTTAACGAACACTTTAGCTAAAAAGAAGCCCCGATTAAACGGGGCTTTTTAATTGCATTTTAATTTGTGGATGTTTTGGTTGTAATTATTTTTACAAAAAAAACAAACCATGAAAAAGTACATTCTTATTCAAAACGATGGAGAAATTGAAACAAATTCATTTGAATTAATAGGGGCTTCAACCAAAAGAGATAATTCTGGCAAAATCGGTTTTTTTGGTAGCGGCCTTAAGTATTCCATAGCTTATATGATGCGAAACGGAATTGATTTTAAGGTTTTTTCTGGGTTGAATGAGATATTGTTTACTACCACGCCTGAAAAACTTAAAGACCAGAAATTTGATAGAATTTGCATAAACGGCTCACCCACAAGTTATACTATTACTATGGGGCCAACGTGGACTGAAGATTGGTTTGTGTTAAGAGAGATTTATTGCAATGCGCTTGATGAAGGCGGTTGTCAAATGGTTAGAGAAACAGAAAATGTAAATCCATGCGAAGGTAAAACCAGAATATATATAGAATACACTCAGAAGTTGTCTGAAATTGTTAATAATTGGGATTCTTATTTTTCAAGCGATAGGGATTATATTGAAAATGTTGGCAGCGTCTACACTTGTTATTTAGGCGGCAAAATTGCAAGACAGAATGTTTCTATTTATAAGAAAACGGATGGTGTTATTTATCGAAAAGGGATAAGGGTTTATTCTGATAAAAGTCTTGTTTTTGATTACGGATTTGATGATGTTGCCATTAATGAAGATAGAACAGCTAAAAACACATCTGCTTTATCATATTGCTTTTCTGATTTAATGGCTAAATTCCCTTGTGATAGATATGTTTTGACTGTTTTAAGAAGCGGGAATACCGATAACCCTTGCTATGAGTACAAATCTATTGAAACCACAAAGCCAGATAGTTCTTTTTCTGATAAGTGGATTGATTTTGCTAAGGATTATTTATTGGTAATTAGGGAAAAGTCTGGGAAGTTCGCAGAACAGATAGGTAGAGATAGAAGGGAAGTTTTGCTTGTCCCTCAAAATTTTGCAAGGGCTTTAAAAGAGGACTTCCCGCAAGTAAGCATACTTGGGATGGGTAAGTCATTGGGTAATATTGGGTTAACTGATATTGAGATTACCCCAAAAATGGAGTATCTTTTAAAGGATGTTTCTAAATCATTAAGTGAGATGGGGTATAAAATACCATTTGAAATAGGGGTTGTTCAATTTGATAATGAAGATATTTTAGGGCAGGCTGATGTGAAGGATAAGAAAATATACCTATCTGACAAATTGTTTGATATGGGTAGAAGGGAGATAGCTATGACCATAATGGAAGAAGTTGAACACATAGCAAGCGGCCAGCAAGATGAAACAAGAGGTTTTCAGAACCACCTAATAAGTTCTTGGTTAAAGACGATGGAGAATTATCATGGTTTGTTTTTTTGATTTTAAGCCCCCTAAAACGGGGCTTTTTTGTTGTAAATTTGTTATTTTTGAGATACTAAACCCCTTACATGGCTTGTACTTACATATTAGACGGTAAAGAACTTACTTATGAAGAATTTGCACAGAAACTTCAAGAAGGGTTAATGAAAGAAGTTTTGGATGCACTAAATACCCCACCCCCACCAACAGGAACAACAACTAAAGTAGAAGGGGGTGAAGAACAGCCAAAAATGAAGAAAAGGTCTGTTATTGCTTCCATGATTAAGGCGGTAGATGAAAGCCAACGTGAGAGGGTAGAAAGCGATGGTTTGTATTATTCTCCGCAAAATAAATTAGAAGCGGAAAAGATAGCGGAAAGTGTTTTTAAGGAAAATGGATTATACCCCGCATTGGAAATGGCAAGAGATAAGAATGTGGATGGGGTTGTTAGGGCTGCTTTATATTCAAGAGTGCTTAATGAAATGAGTGCTTTAGAAAGAGCCGCTAAAACAAATGAAGAAAAAATAGCATACGCAAAAGAGGGTGCAGATATTTTCACGGAGTTTGCCAAAGAAAATACAGAAGCGGGTAAACTAACAAGCGGTGCTACAATATTTTACGATAGCCCATTAGGACAAGAGTTTTACGAAAACAAGCGTAGAGAAGAAGAATTTAAAAAGGTAGAAAAAGAGAATGGTAAGTCTTGGGAACAAGCCCTAAAACAATTTAAAGAATCAGAAGAATTTGCAGCAGTAGTACAAGAAGAAGTAGATAAGGTGCTTGTGAAGGATAAGAACTTTGCAAGAAAAGCGGCTGCATCATTAGATAAGTTAGCGGATAAAATTGAGAAAGAAGGTATTAAGTCCGTATTACCTGATTGGTTAAAGGCTGATTTACCCGAAGGAACACAGCAGCAGGGTATTGATATTAACGTGCTTAACAAGGCGGTTGCTACCGCTATTAGGGCTATTTCGGCAGCTATTAAAGCGGGGGGCAAACTTTCAGAAGTTGTAAACGAACAAGCAAAAACCCTTAAAGAAAAATACGGACTTAGTGCAGACCAAAAAGAAATAGCTAATTGGTTAAGACAGCAGTATAGACAAACGGGTGCAGTAGAAAAGTCAATGGAAGAAAAGGTAAGCGAAAGAATTGAATCGCTGAATAAGTCTATTGCTAATCTAAAAGAAAAGATTGCAAAAGGAGAGTACACCCCTAAAGAAAAACAAGTAGAAACAGAAGAAATTAAAAAGCTGTTAGAACAAAAGAAAGAACTTGAAAAGCAGTACAACGAAATAAAGAAAAACACAGAAGCCTACAAAGAAAGGGTAAATGCTAAGTTCTTGGATTCCCTTAAAAAGAAATTAGACGGAATGAACGAAGCCCAAAAGGGCGAGGTAATCCGTAGAATGTTTAAGAAGGCAACAGAAGCGGGGGCATTAGAAAGAGAAGATTTAAGAACAATCATAGCAGACGTATTGGGTCTTGGTAAAATGGATAATGCCACAGCAGCAAGGTTTAGGCAATATGTAGAAAACATTTCAGCATTAGACAAGGCAAGACAAGAATTTGTTGACAATCCAACAAAAGAAAATAGAAAAAGACTTGAAGATGCGGAAACATTAGGAATCGAATCTAAGCGTGAACTTGGTAAGATTGTGTACAATCAAACTGATTTAATGGCGAGAATACGCCAAATGATTCAGTTAAACGTAATGTCGCCCGTTACATTAACTAAAAACGTAACGTGGAATATATTTGAGCAAGCCACAAGGTTTACAGGTAACGCTTTTGTTGGGATGGCGGAAAAGGCGTTGTACGCTTCAAGTTGGGTTTTAAACAAAGCTACTAACGGCAAAACAAAAATATATCAGCCACAAACTTCTGTTATAGATGGGTTTAATCCGTTTTTCCGTTCTGCGAATATTGGTATTAAACAAGGTATTAATACAATGTTTAAGGGGGTTTCTTCTAAAGACATTTTTAGTACAACAATGGTTGAATCGCCCATTCAACCAATAAAATCAGCAAAAGACGTAAAGAACGAAATAATATTAAGGCTGAAAGAAAGGTTATCTAAGTCAGACCTTGAAGATATTTCAGATGGCAGTCCTGTAAAAAGAATGTCTAATGCTGAATTAGTTGACAAGTTAATACAATCAACAGCGGGGTTTTATGGAGAGTTTGCGGCAAGAACAATGTCTTTATTTGATAAGCCTGCAAGATTTGGTGCAGAATCGGCTAAGTCAATTACAATGGCTAAGAATGAATTGGGTGTAACAGATAAGGCAGAACTTGAATTATTTGAAAGATACCCTAAAGAAGCAGCATACAAGCATTTAAAATCAAAAGGTCTAAGTGATATTGAAGCTACAGAAAAAGCAGAGGTATTTCAGGAAAGGGCATTAAGACAAGGCGACAAAGCGGTTATGCAGCAGGAAAACTTGCTATCTGATTTTATAACAAGAATGGGCAAGGTTTCTGATGAATTTGAGCAAAAGTACCCGATATTCAAACTTATTAGTAAGCCATTCCAAATAGCAACAATGCCAGCAGTATTGTTTAGAAAAACCCCTGCTAACATTGCTTGGAAAACTTTTAAAATGATTAACCCTGAAGTTGCTTTAATAGAGGCTGCGGCAAATTTTGCTAAGGCAAAAAGAATGAAAAAGCAAGGGGATGAAAGATATAAAATACAGTTGGATGAAGTAAGGGATAACTTGGGGGTAGCGGCAGTTGGTTTTGCTTTGGGTGCGGTTGTTTCAAGTCTTATAGATGATAAAATTATCATCCCAACTTCAGAAGAAGATGATAGAAAAGGTCAATCAGCAGAGAAAAACTATGCAGCAGGTAATAAGTTTAACTATTCAAGATTCAAAAGATTGTTGCTTGGCGAACCATTAGATGCACCTAAAGGCGAATCGGATTATTTGGTAGATATGAGTTGGTTTGGTACAACGGGGGCAATTATGGATTTAAAGGCAAGACTTAAAAAGCAATTTGATAAGGACAAAGAAACACAATCTTATATTACCGAATTAGGTGGCAGATTGTATAAGGGTGTAGAGGTTTCAGCTAACGCAACCGTACTTGAAGCACAAAAAACATTTACAAGGGCTTTGTCAAGTGAAGATGGATTCACTAATTACGGTGTTGGATTTATTAGCACAATGCTTTCTCCTGTACCATTTTCGGGTTCTTTTAGTAGGGCTGCATTAGATTATGAGTATAGAATTAAAGGGGATAATTTTTTAGACCAATTAAAAAATAGGTTTTCAGCAGATAATGTTATATACAGAAAATTGGCTAACCAATATCCGCCCGCAAGAATAGGTGTATGGGGGGATAAAATATATAGGGGCGGCAGTGATTTTGGAACAACGGCTTTAAGGTATTTTGGTATATCAAAAATGAACCCAAATGCTTTTGCAAGACCTATTTATGACGACTTTGTAAGAACAGGAAATACTAAATTTTTCCCTTCAGAACCATTAAATAAAGTTACTTACGAAGGAGTTGAATATGAATTAAGCACGCAGCAGCATGATAGGCTAAAAGAGCTTGTTGGGCAAAGAAGAAAGTCTAATATATCCGCTATTTTAAATTCAGATATATTAATAGTTAGGAATAGGGCTTTAGAAAAGGTTAAATACAATCAACTTAATGATGAAGAAAAAGCAGAAAGGCTACAGCAAGAGTATAAAAGAGGATTTGAAGAAGGCAAAGAAATGTTTTTTCAAGAAATGATAAATGCGGGTATGATTTTAAATACTCCCGAAGAAAAAAAGAAAAGGGAGAAATACCTTAACATGATTAAAGCGGCAAAAGAATGAAAAAGAAAATATCCCAAATAACAAACAATAAGGGTGCTGAATTACTTGCTACATTAGGGGGTGATGAGCCTGTAAAGGGTTACGCCCCTAGCACCCCTGAACAAAGGGCTAATTGGAATAAGCTATTAAGATTTGTATATGAAAGGGGGTTAAGTGGTTCAAAAGATTTAGACAGAAAAGACCAATCATTAGGGTATAAAATACTAGACGAATACAACAAGCTAAACCCTAAAAACCAAGTGCCAAAAGAATTTATACAGATAGCCCAATATGAGAATGATTTAATTAGACGTAAGGGGGCTTTCCCGAAATTAGGTGAAGATGAAAGTGCCACTATTTATGAGTTTCTACCCCCTATGTATAAATCAAAAGAAGTTTCCCCTGTGGATGGTTGGTTGGGCTCAAGGACAAGCCAATTAGCCTACCCTATATTCAGCCAAAGCGATAACATGGGCGGCAAGGTTGACTATGGAACAGACTATGAGAGTTTTATAAAGACACCAAGAATATCAGAAATTCTTACAAAATATAGGACTGCAAAATCAAACAAAATACCTTAAATTTGGCTTAAAAGAATAAGACAATGGCTTTAACACCCGCCTTTACGGTATCTCAATCATTTTCAACCCCTAGTATTTTAAATATAGTAGATAGTTCTACGGGGACAGATGGTACTATTACCCAAAGACGGGTATATTTAAGGAAGTCTGACGGCACTTATTTGGTTCCAACGGGTACTACTACCGACTATATCCAATGGTCTTACGCTGTAAGTTTTATTGATATAGATGTATTAGACCAAGATTACGCCCTAGATATTACAGTTCAATGGCTTAATGTATCTAATGTGGTTGTTTATACAGAACAAGATACATTTAGGTTTGACCTAGAATCACAGTTTTTTTCTTACGGTCTTTTAGAAGATGTTGCAACCGATAATACCATTATAGCAGACGCAAACTTCATCAAAAATGCTTATTGGTTAGATACCTTAATTCAGGGGGCGACTAATGCAATTACGTACGGCTCAAATATTCAAGCAAGCCAAGCCTGTTTGGATAAAGCAAAGCAACTTATTGATAACGCTAACTTTTACTTTTAATGGCTGCTACTAAGTCAATATCGGATATTATTGAAATAGCCGAAACCTGCTTGTGGTTAGGCATTCGTGATATAGATAAGCAAAGCATATTTTCACGTAGCGGTGCTTTTAAGCCACAAGATGTAAACCTTTTGAAGTGGGCGACAAGAAGGGTTAAGTGGATGCAAGCAAAGAACCCCAACTACTCTACCCTACGAAAAACCGCCAACTATTTATACTCTCTATGTGGTGCTAAAAACGCTGCAATAGCGGAAAATATCTTACAGATAATTGGCGGTCAAGTTATTTACGACAACAATACAGGACAACTATTGAACGGATTACTTTTCCCTGAATTGCAGTTTGTAGTGGGTGGTTCGGGTAGCCCCCTTTCAGAAGGAGATACTGAATACACAATTACAGATGCAAGAATTATCGCAGGAACTTTAGATGTATTTGCAGGGGACGTTTTATTGCCGCAAGACCTCAACGACCAATTTAGTTTTTCAGCAATATACGCCCCTTCATCTATCCACGTAACATTTAACCAACCATTAGTAAACGGTCAAGTTATTACATTTAAGTACATTAAGGGCGGTCAGATTCAAGGTAGTGTTACTAAATCTACGCAGCCTACATTGTACGATACACCTGCTTATGGTGAAACATTTGTAGTGTTCCCTGAATTGGTTAATATACCACTTGAAGATATTATTTCTGTGTTTATGCAGTTCCCAAGACGACCTGTAGGTGCGCCAACATCTAATATGGGTGAGATACAATACACAGCAGCTACGGGTAGATTTGACTTACCAAGTGGGGATATATTTACGGGCGACCAAGTTATCATGGTTTCTTACATGGTTTAAAAAATATAGTAGAGATGAAAAAATGGTTATTGATTGTTTTTTGTATGGTGGCGGTTGCTTCCTACGGGCAGATTCCTACGGGATTGCCCACACAATTTAGCAACCAATGGTATAGATTTAGCCGTTACATGACGGTAGATAGTTTATTTGGATTGCCATATAGAGATACAAACTTTGTTGCATTTAGGGCGGGTGTGTTAGTAACAAGACCTGCGGATAGTTTAGTTTACCGTTCTACAGGCAAAACAAGTGGCAAGAAATGGGATTTGGCGGGTACGGGTGGAACATTTGGTGTGTACACAGCAGGTAACGGTTTAGCACTTTCGGGTACAACTTTTAGAGTAGATACATCTGTAATCGCAGCAAGGGCAAGACTCCAAAAAGTAGCTGATAGCTTAGGGGCAATCATTAGCGGAACAGTTCCAACTTCTACATCTGTAAGTACGAGTTACGGTCTTGAAGGTGGGGGTACGTTAACAACAAGCCTTTCACTTGAAGCCGATACTACACAATTAAGTACAAGGGCTTGGCGTAAGAAAGGTACTGATAGTGTTGCTGCTTTACTTTCAAACTACGCCACTACATCAAGAAATATAACTACAGGATTTGGATTAACAGGTGGGGGAAATTTAACTACAGATAGGACACTTGTAGCTGATACAGCTAATTCATTGGCATCTAGGTTAAGAGTTATTAAAGTAATTGATAGCTTAAAGTTTGCATCTAATACTTGGAGTGCTAAACAAACATTTACGGATAGTATTGTTGGGGTGAATCAAAGATTGAGTGGTACACTTGGAGTAAGCGGTGCTACTTCTATTTTAAATAGCCTAAGTGTATTGAGTTCTGACGGGGTTATGGGTGCTAGGGTTTTTGCCCCAATAAATTTTGGGACACAAGTTAATATTGATTTAGACCAACCAAATCAAAGGGTTTTGATTGGGAATGGGAATCTTTCTGCTAGTGTGGGATTTGGTGTTGGTGGCGGGGGTGGCGAAGGATTAAATGTTTACGCAAAAGGATGGGCTAATATATTAAATTCAAGCAGTGTTTCTTTGGCTTACATAGACGGAACGGGTGTTACTTCTACTGCTTTTATTAAAACGGGTGGCACATCTTCACAAATACTAGCGGCAAATGGTAGTGTAATAACAGCAGGTACAGGTATAACTATTTCTGGCGGTTCTATAAGTGCATCCGTAGTAGATACCGTAACACTTTCAACTAGGGCTTGGCGACAAAAAGGGGTAGATAGTTTGCTTTCTGTATTTAACACAAGGGTAAGTGGTACTACCAATACAATAGCTATGTTTACAGCTAGTGGTACAGTGGGTAATAGTGCCTTAACTCAAACATCCACCACTTTATCAGTTCCTAGACAATTAAATATTGCCCTACCTACAGATACTTCTATTGTAGGTACATTAGTGGGTACGGGGGTAAACGTAGGTTCTCAATGGGTATTTAAAAACGACTACAATACAAGAGGGGGTTTTGTTGGTATAGCAGCGGGTGAAACAACAGGAGATATGGTACTTGCTGTAGGGGATAATAAAAAAATAGTTTTTGGGTTAGGAACAGTAGGTAATAGCAGGGCGGCAGAATTTAGTGAAAACGCTTTTAAGATATTCCAAACAGCAGGAAGTACATCTAATTGGGTAACATTAGGTTCTTTAACAGGTACGCAAACATGGTTATTTGGTAGTGCTACAACGGGTAGCGGGTTTACATTGAAAACAGACGCATACATTAACGTAACCATAAACGGAACTGCATATAAATTAGCGTTGGTAAATTAAAATTTGATTAAAATTTTCATATATTTGGGCTATAAACTACCATAAATAATATACATAATTATGGTTTTAAGCAACAATTATGACGCATATCGCAATACATAATACTTTGCTTTTCGGGCTGGTTTATAATGCAGCCCCATGTAGCAATATTCTTGGCAGCATTTACGTCTGCGTCAGCAATATTGCCACAATTTTCACACTTAAATCGTTTCGCATTTCGTTTACCAATATGCAAGCAATCAGAACACATCTTAGATGTGTAGGCTGGCGGAACTACAATCAACCTAACTCCACTTTTTTTGGCTTTGTATGTCAAAAATCGTCTAAGTTGGTTAAAAGCCCATCTGTTAAGTTCTGTTTTTTGATTCTTGCTCTTTGGTTTTGCAGTATTGCGAATATTAGACAAATCCTCAATAGCTATGCCCTTTTTTTCGGATTTTGCTTTTTCTACAATCTGCTTTGCTATGGTATGGTTAGAAATGGAAACAAACCTTCGTTCTCTGCCACTAAGCCGTTTCAGCAGCTTTCTACTGCTTCTTGTGCCTTTAGCTTGAACGCTGGCTCTTACTTTAGAATATTTTTTGCGAATTTTTTTAATGGATTCAGAATTATAACTTACTCCGTCAGAAAGCGTTGCTACGTCTGTCTGACCAAAATCGACCCCTATAAATTCTTCAACATCATCAATATATTCATCGGGTATATCAACTGTTTGAAAAAGATAAAACTTACCATTTTTATAAACCAAATCCGCTTCTCCCTTGATAAAAGGGATATAATTGGTATTGTGGCATATAAATGGGATTTTAAGCCTTCCACCAATAGACCATATAGACACAATGTTATTAGGCTTGAATGTCAAAATCCTATTATCGTACGAGATAGCCCCAAACTCATTAAATACCCTTCTTGTTTTTCTATCCAACTTGTAAGCGTCGGAAACCTTGCTTATAACACGAACAATCATTTGGCTACTAAGATTAAATGCGGATTTAATTTCATAGTAACATTCTTTGTGAAGTCTAAATTGCTGAAAACACTTTTTATTCCAAGCAATATTAGAAATAGTATTGCAAGCCGAATTCGCTTCCTTTATTGTTTTTATGAGCAAATCAGCTTGCTTATTATCTGGCAATATTTTTATTTGAAGTGTAAGTTTCACAATGTAAATATAGGTATTTTATTTTTCAAGTACAAGAAAATTAATTGATGAGGAAAATATTTCTTATAGCCCTTTTTTTATCTGCTACAGCAGCAGTATTTGGGC